CGCCGAATCTGCGGGCGAGGAATGCACCCGCACCAAAGGTCACCTTGCCGCCGATTCAAAGGACTGAACCGCCCCTCGCGCCCCCTCGGGAGGCACCCCAAGCGCCGGTTGTGATCTTCAAGCCCCGCCCGCCCGCCCGCTGCACGTGGCCCATGTGGGGCGCCAAGACCAAGTTCGACGACGACGGCAACCCGCTGCTTTGCGGCGATCCCGCGACGGAGGGGCCGTACTGCGAGGAGCACCGCAAGGTGGCCTTCGTGCGGGCGCCCAGGGCAAGGGCGATGGCGTGATGGTCGCCTACAGCTTCAACCCCATCTTCGTCCATCCGATCCTCGCCGGCACCAAGCGCCAGACCATCCGCGCCGAACGAAAGCGCCACGCGCGGCCGGGCGAGGCGATGCAACTCTACACCGGCATGCGGACCAAGCAGTGCGCGCTGATCGCCCTGGCAACGTGCGAGCGCGTGCTGCCGATCCGCCTGCGGATCTCGGATGCGCCATACGCGGCGGTTGACGGACGCTTGCTCGGGCTGCTGGCTGGCCTCGATGACTTCGCCCGGTCTGATGGCTTTGAGGACTTTCGTGCCATGCGGCGCTTCTGGGACGTGCACCACCCCAAGGTCGAGGTTTTCTCCGGCGTGCTGCTCCTGTGGGGCGAGCTGGTCGTGCGGGGAGCACGCCTCCGGCATGACGCCGCGGCGAGACCCGCGCAAGAGATGCGCACGACTAGCGCGGCCGTGTCATGAGCGACGCATTCGTGGTCAACCGTCTCCGCGCAAAGCCGGTCGAATACACGGTGAAGATCAGTCATTACGTATCAGGTGGCGAGTGGGTGATGGGCGTGAGCGTGCATGACCTGTCCGCGCCTGACGAAGTGCAGAAGGAGCGTGTCGCCGCCGATTTGCGTTATGCGGCTGAACTTCTGGAAACCGGCGAATGGAGTGAATCCAATGCCGGGTGAAATTCCAACCCCCGTGAGACCCTCGCCAGACCCGCGCACGACCGACGTGGTGCCGCCATGAGCGCGGCCGGCAATGATGCGGTCGCCATCCGCGCCCTTGCTGTGAGGATGGCGCAAGAACTCGACGTTCATGTGGATCGGGCAGAGGCGGCAGCCCGCAACCTGATCGAGCGTGGCTTGGTCGCCCCGCCGCAGTCCCGGGCTCAGATGCTTATGCTTCTGGCAGCGAAATACATTCGTAAATATGCCCCCGACCATGCGGTCCACTATGACGAAGCGGACTGCGAAGGTTCCTGCTTGGCCGACGATCTGGAGATCGAGGCTGAGAATGTCTGACCGTCGCTCAGGGACCACCGCCCCGGCCAACTACTGCCCCCGGTGCAGCCTGTGGCACGACGGCGGCCCCTGCGACCACAACCCCGAAGCCTCGTGCCTGAACGCCTGCGGGCGCCAGCGCGGCTTCCGCTGGTTGGGTGATGACCGCGCCGAGGTCAAGCCGCGCACACGTTGCTGGACCTGCTGGGCGGTCGGCATGGGGCTGATCCAGGCGCCCGCTCACCAATCACCCGCAGCCACATGACCGCGAAGGGAAAGCGCATGACGAGAAAAGCTGCCGTCGCCGAGCCAACGTTGGAGCTTCCAGAAGTCAACCCAATTCCGAATCTGGTCTGGGTGCGGACCGATGACCTCTCGCGCAACCCGGAATCGCAAATCCGCATCGAAAGCGACACCTCGCTGGTGCTCGAGTACGCCGAGGCGATGCTTGAAGGTGCGGAATTCCCGCCGGTGATCATTTTCCAGGACGCCGACGGCTGGAAGTATCTTGCCGATGGTCATCATCGCGTTGACGCCGCCGCCCTCGCCGCCCTGAAAGATCCGCGCCGCAAGGCCGAGGTGCTCGCTGAGATCCGGCCGGGCGGGTTTGTGGACGCGCTGCGCTACGCGATGGGTGCCAATACCCGGCACGGCAAGCGCTTGAACGAGGCCGACTATCGGCGCGCCATCGGATTGGCAATCACCCACAGGATGCTGACATCGCAGCATGCGAAAGATGTCGTGCCCGAAATCGTGGCTTTGGTCGGCTGTAGCGTGCGCACCGCGCAACATCACTCGGCCGATTACCGCCGCGAAATGATCGCCAAGCGCGACCGGCTGATCTGCGCAATGCACCGCGAGGGGCGCAGTCAGGAGGCGATCGGGGCCGCGTTGGAAGTGTCGCAGCAAACGGTTTCGGCCGTCGTGGACATGTTTACCAAAAAACGCAGCGCTGCGTTTTCTGGTGAAACCACGCTTCCGGAGGCGCCAAAAGTCGATTGGCCCGAGGCGGATGATCCCGATGACGCCGAGGAGGATGAGGCGCCTGCCGACGACGAGGCCGCTCCGACGCTCAAGTTCGACATGTCGCCCTATCTGCCGCTGCTCGAAAAGATGCGCCCCATCGACGAAGGCGGCGACGACACGGAAAGCGGAGCCGTGGGGCTTCTGGAGGATGTCGAGGCCGAGGAGCCCGATCCTGTGGCGCTCGCCCTGCTGGCGAAGATGGCCGCACGCACCACGGCCTTCCTCAAAATCATGGAGCGTCGGACGGAACGGCTGGCCAAGCATCGTTTCTCCGCCAGCGCATGCGGCCCGCTGATCGAACAACTCGACCTCGCCCTGGACTTCTTCGATGCGCTGAAGGCCTACCTGGAGGAGACGGCACCATGAACACGGCACTGGAACCGTATCGCCGCGCCATCATCCGACCGTTGCTCAGCAGCGAGACGATGCTCACCGCGAAAGACCGCCAGGCGGCGATCACTGCGACTGTCGCGCTTTGGGGCATCGATATCAAAGCCGAGGAAGACAATCCCGCCAAACTGTATAGCGCCACGATGGCCGCCGGGCTGTTGGTCTTGGATCAGGCGCCGCAATGCCTGAAGCGGATCGAAAAGAACACTTTAACCCCGCATCAACTCGAACTGCTGAACGAGACCTATGACATCGATGGCATAAGGTTGCGGCTGGGCAACATGACGCCGCGCCAAGCCACCGACATCATCCTGGCCAAGCTGGTCGAGCAGCAACACGCGCTCGCAACGCAGATCCGCCAGATCAAACGGTTGCTGAAACGCTGCCTCCACGAAGACCGGCTGATTTCCGAGCAAATCTAGGTCGATGAGCACCCGCCTCATCATCGGCGACTGCCGGGACGTGCTGCCAACGCTGGCCGCGGGCTCGGTGCAGTGCGTGGTGACCTCGCCGCCGTATTTCGGCCTGCGCGACTATGGCACGGGCGAATGGGCCGGCGGCGATCCGGCCTGCGATCACACCGACCGGGCTTATGGCAAGGGGCGCGGCGACGGTAAGTGGTTCGATGGTGGCAAGCCGCGCGAACTTGCCGAAGGACGCCCGTCGCTGGGCAGGAGTTGTCCGCGCTGTGGTGCGCAGCGTATCGACAGCCAGATCGGGCTGGAAGCGACGCCGGCGGAATACGTGGCGGAGATTGTTGCGGTGTTCCGGGAGGTTTGGCGGGTGCTGCGCGACGACGGCACGTGCTGGCTGAACCTGGGGGATAGCTACTCGAACGACACGAAATGGGGCGGGAGTACGAGCGGCAAGCATGTGACCGCCATGCACGGCGACACCGGCATCGGGCGAACCAAGAAGACCACGGGCATGAAGCCGAAAGACCTGATGGGGATGCCCTGGCGCGTCGCCTTGGCGCTGCAAGCCGACGGCTGGTATCTGCGCCGCGACATCATCTGGGCCAAGCCCAACCCGATGCCGGAATCAGTCACCGACCGCCCGACCACCGCGCATGAATACGTGTTCCTGCTGACCAAACGGGCGAAGTATTTCTACGACGCCGAGGCGGTGCGGGAAGATGCTGCGCCCGAAACTGCGACAAGATATGCGGCGGGATACAAAGTATTCGGGAGGGGTCAGTTCGAGGCAAGCCCCACTGATAAACGCGAGGCAAAGTCTATCCCAGCCGAAAAGTTGGCTCATATTGCCGGCCGCAACCTGCGCTCCGTCTGGACGATTACCACCGCGCCGTTCGCCGAGGCGCATTTCGCCACCTTCCCGCCGAAGCTCGCCGAGACCTGCATCCTGGCCGGTACGTCCGAACGCGGCGCCTGCCCGCAATGCGGCGCGGCCTGGGCGCGCGTGACAGAACGGACGACAGTTACCCCGGTCGATTACGAGGGCAAATACCTCGCTGCGGATAAGCAATCGTCAGGCCGTCGTGCCACGGCCAATGTCCGCGCAAGGCGCATGGCCGGTCAGGGGCACCACGACAATCCGTTCCCGACACCAAAGACCATCGGCTGGCGCCAGACCTGCCACTGCCCGCCCGCAGATCCCGTCCCCTGCGTCGTGCTCGACCCCTTCTCAGGCGCCGGCACCGTCGGGCTGGTCGCCGATCGCCTGCAACGCAACGCCATCCAGATCGAACTGAACGCCGACTACGCCGCCATGACCGAACAGCGCATCGTCCGCGACGCCGGCCTGTTCGCCGAGGTGGCGTCATGACCGGCTATTCCCTCGGCTCGTGGCCGGACGGGCTCGCCGAATGGACCGAGGGCGACACCGCCTTTCTGTCGATCGCGTTCACCTGGAAGCTCGATGATGCCTGGAGCAAGGCCGTCTACTACAAGGCGCTTGGCTATCGCGTCCGCGCCGGCGGGCCCGGCATCTTCACCCGCAGACATTACCTCGCGGATGTGGCGGAACTCGGCGGCGAGATCCCCGACGCCATCGGCCGGCACAACCCCATGGCGACGATCGCCAGCCGCGGCTGCCCGGTGGGCTGCTGGTTCTGCATCGTGCCGAAGATGGAAGGGCGCGGATTCACGTTGCTGCCCGACTTCCCGGTGCGCCCGGTGCTCTGCGACAACAACCTGTCGGCGCTGCCGGCCGACTATCAGGATCACATCGTCGCCCGCTACCACGCCGCTGGCGTGCCGCTGCTCGATGCCAACTCGGGCTATGAGCCACGCACCTTCGATGCCGAGGTGCTGGCTCGCTGGGCGCCGATCAATCGCGGCCCCTGGCGCTTCGCCTATGACGACGCCGCCGACGGCCAACACGTCGCCCGCGTGATGCAGATGCTCGACCGGGCGGACGTCCCGGCCCGCCGCCGCCAGGTCTATGTGCTGATCGGCAATGAGCCGTTCGAGGCGTGCATGCACCGCATCCGCCAAGTCATCGGCTGGGGCGGCGAACCGTATGTGCAGCCGTACATGAAGCTGAACGCGCTGGTGCAACGCCCGCATGTCCGCTTCGACTGGACCGAGGCGCGCCTGAAAGCCGTGCAGCGGTGGGTCAACGGTCGGTTCTGGCGATACACTGATTTCAACGGATACAACTCGTCCGCTAAATCCGCGCCGACCGAACACATCACGGCTGATCTGTTCGATGAGGTGGCGTCATGACCCGCTGGACCCCCGAACTCATCGCGCAGATCCGCGCCCTCGCCGCACTCGGCTATTCGGCCAAGCAGGTGTCCTTCATCACCCGCACCAACCTCGGCACGCTCAACCACCAATGTCAGGACAACGCCATCAGTTTCCAGCGCCTGCCGGCCAGCCGGAGGCCGAAGATCACACCCGACCAGATGCAGTCCGTCGATCCTGTGCTGACGTCGGAGGAGCGGCTGAGACGCCTCGCCCGCGCCGACCTCGACCACGAGATCGCCCTGGCCCGCGCCGAGGCCGCCACCGCGCCGCTGTTCCGCGGGGGCTTGCAATGAAAACCAAGCCCTCGGCCTGGATGCCGCTCTATGTCGGCGATTACCTGCGCGACACCGCGCACCTCTCGACCAGCGAGCACGGCGCGTATTTCCTGATGCTCATGCACGCCTGGACGCACGGCGGCGAGCTGCCCGGCGACGGGCCGCGTCTGTGCATCATTACCAAGATGAGTGCGAAGGACTGGCGTCATTCGGGTGACATCCTGATGGCGTTTTTCCAGCGCCACGGCGCCATGCTGCGCCACAAGCGTCTCGATCTCGAACTCGCCAACGCCACGACGCTCACCGAGAGACGGCGAACGGCGGGGCGGCTGTCAGCAGAGGCTCGCGGCCGTCACCGGCAGAACGGAGAGACCCCACCATCACCCGAAAATAAGGAGGAAAAAATGAATATCTCTAGGAAGCAAAGCGACCGGGCCGAAAACATCCCTAACGTTAAATTGTGCGAACGATCAGCAAACGGCCAGCAAACCGTCAGCAAAACACGCGAAAAACGTGAACAAAACGCCAGACCTTCACCTTCACCTTCACCAAGAAAGAAAGAAAAGAGGGCGGGACTTCGTCCCGTGGTCACCCTGGCGGGCGACCGACACGGAACCGACCCGCCTGCGAATCGATCGCGTTCGGGTGGCAATCGCGACGAAACCGAAGCCGTCGCCGGACTCGTGCTGCGTCCGCCGGACGCACCGGCGGCCCGCGCCGGCCCCGGACCGACCGCGATCCTCGAATGGGCGGTCGGCGTCTGGAACCGCGTCTGCGGCGGGCGGCTGAGCCCGGTGGTCAAGATCACCAATGCCCGCCGGGATGCGTTCCTGCGACGCTGGCGCGACGATTTCGCCGAGGACGCGCAAGCCTGGGAACGGTTCTGCGAGCGCGTTGCGGCCTCGCCGTTCCTCACCGACGCCGAGGGCAAAAACCGCGCAAGATGGCGGGCAAACTTCGATTTCGTGCTGGAGCCGCGCAACCTCGTGCGCATCGAGGAAGGCCTCTGGGACCGCGCCGCAGACCCGGAAAAAGCCGATCCGTGGGCGATCTTCGACGGAACGCCGGGCGAACCCGAACCCGATTACGACCTGGAGATGACCCGCGATGAGCATGGCGCTTTCCGCCCCCGCACGCACTGAGACCCTTCCCGCGCTCGCCTCAGTGCCGTCCCTGTCGGGATCGCTGGCCTACTACGTCGGCGGCGACACCGTCATCGACGGCGATCTGCATCCCGTCCAAGGCAGCCCAGGCCCGGGCGATGTTGCCGAGGCGCGCCGCGTGCTGCCCCAGGTGCAGCACCTGTGCCGCCCGCCCAGCATCGCCCTGATCGCCGCATGGTGCCGCAAAATCTCGCCCCACCTGCCGCGCGCGCCGCTCGACGAGCAGGCCGTGCTGGTCGCCGTGCAGGGCTTCGCTGTGGCCTGCTGCGACCTGCCCTATGCGGTGTGGACGGGCGAGAGTGCAACCGAGGCGCTGCGCACGTACAAATGGTGGCCAACACCCGCCGAGGTGCTCGCGCTGCTGCGACCTTACGGCGCCCGCTACACCCGGCTGCGGGACCGGCTGACGGCGATTATCGCGGCGGCCGATCGCGCCACCGCACCGCCGCGCAAGCCGCAAGACCCCACGCCGGAGGCGGTCGAGCATGTCGCTGCGGTGGTGTCAGCGTTCGTCGCAGAGCGGGGTTTCAACGACCCGGCGCACGCGGACGGCCGCAAGCCGCCCCGGGCCAGGACGCTGGCGCCTGGGCATCTGCTTGCGGTTTACGAGGCTTGGGCGGCCAGCGGCCAACCCGGAGCGGACGCTGCGGCGCAGCGGGCGGCGCTGATCCGGTCGGAAATGATATGGGCGAAATGAAAAAAACAGGGCATTTTTTTGCGAAACGATTTCATTCGTTGCGATTAGTTTGGGGGTGTTTTCCAAACCATCGTTGCGATTAAAAACGGCCGGTCGTTGCGCGAAGGTTTTCCTACTTCCGCACCTGTCGTTTCGTCTCGGTCCCCGCCCGCAGGTCGATTGGATCGCGTTCTGCCTCGCTCATCAGTGGATGAACAGCTTCACGGCGATGGCCACCTGGAACGCCAGCACCACGTCGTTTCTCGCTCTACGCTTCTACTTCGTCAGACCAGTCGGGATACGGATCGCTCTCGGTCGGATACCACCGCGCCCGACGCCGCCGTTCGCGCGCCTCGGCCATGTCGGCTTGTGCGTCGCTGTCGCCATACTCGCGTTCGTCGTCATCCATCACTGATCTCCGTCCGCGTCTTCTTCGTCCGGCTCGTCGCTGTCGCACATCGGGCAGTTCGCCGGGCCGGGGCAGCGCCCTGGCATCTCACCGTGACACTGGCACGCGGAACCCTGACCCGGCATCCGGCCGTAGTCGTCCAATTGATCCTCAGGACACCAACTCATGGCAGCATCACCTCGAACATACGCAGCGTGCAGCACGACTCGTCGCTGTCATCGCGCCAGACCTGCAAGCGGTTGTCCCACTCGGCCAGCCCGTCGTGATGCTGGTCCAGCCGCACCATCGCCACCACATCGCGGGCCGTGGGGTCGACCTCGACCAGCACGCCCGTCAGCCCCGTCTGGAAGATGTCGATCGGGAAAATCTCGATCGGTGCCGCGATCCGGACGCGCGTGCCGATCGGGGTTGAAAGTGTCAGGCTCACAGTGCGTCCCTTTCCGTCGTGGTCAGTGCCGCGCGCAGATGCGCCAGCTCGCGCTCGTACCGGTCGATATCAATCTCGCCGTGCGCGTGCCGGTCGTGCACCTCGGCGTATTGTTTCGTCGCGCGGGCCTCGTCCCGGGCGGCTGCGATCCGCAGGTAGCGTGCCGACGACAGATCCGGGCACGTCCGCGCCATGGCATCGAGGACAGCCAAGACAGGCGTTATGTGGGCGAGGGCGCAGCCGTCCCGGCGCACCCCGGCGGCGATCCGCTCGCGCTCGCACGCGGCCAGGACAGCGGCCAGGATCGGGTTTCGGTTCGGGTGGCTCATCGCGCCGCCCTGATTTCGTCGTCCATCAGATCCTCCCACGCCGTTCGAGTTCGAGGCAGCGCCGGACCTCGGCCATCTCCGCCTGGAAATCTTCGCGCCGACATGCCTCTTGTTCGCGATATTGCACCCATTGCACGGCGAACCAGACGGCGCCGATGAGTCCGAGCACGGTCAGCATCTTTTACCCTCCAATCAGTTTGACAAAGCCGGCACCCGCCGCGAATAGCGCCGCGCCTGCGCCTAGCAGCGTCGCCGCCAGGGACCAGGGCAGGATCGCCCGGTCGCGCCCCAGCTTCGCCGCCTCGGCCCGCATCTTGGCCTCCTCGGCGATCAGCTTGCGCTGTTCAGCGATGAATTTCTCGCTTTCGGCCCGCAGCTTCGATTGTTCGGCGAGGTCGCGATCGATGCGCGCGACAATCCCTTGAAGCGTGGTGGCGTCGCTCATCACGCCTCCCCCCGCGCCGCGCGTATCGCAGCCTCGACGTCAAACTTCTCGATGCCGTTCTCGGTGCGCGTGGCGATCAGCATCTTGGTTTCGCGGCCGTATTTGCACCACCACGCCTGCGCCCCCACAGGGCGCCGCTTGAGTGCTGCCAGCACGCCCGCCTCGGTCGCGTAGACCGGACGGGTGTGCTCGCCGTGCAGCAGCCTGATCACGTAGGCCATCAGGCGACCTCCTCCGGGAAGATGTCTGCCAAGGTGCAGCCTGTCACCGTGATCTTGCCGACGCCATCGTCGGACACCGCGTAGTGGCTGCCGAGCGTGGGGTGGCGGCCAATCATGCGCTGCGGCCAGTTCTGCGCCGTCCAGATCGAGGGGAAGCTGCGCGTCTCCGATACGCCGTCAATCGACTGATACCGCACCGTGATCGGCTCGGCCGCACCCTTCGGCATCAGCGCGGCCTCGGTCTGTGCGACCACCAGAGACGCCCGGTAATCCGTCGTGGGGTAGTTGTCGCCGACGAAGCTGGTGAACGTGGCGCCCGGCTTCACCGTGTGGAACGCGCCGGATGCCTCAGTGATCGCGATCGGCCACGCCTTGACCAAGATGCCAACCACGCCTTCGGACGCCACCACCAGCACATCCCCGTCGTGGATGGCGTCGTCACACTGGCTTTCGTCGTACGCCTCGCCAGTGCTGTCAAACCGGTGAATTTCAACTGCCATTTTCGTATTCCAACCCCAGGATCGGCGAGGCGCCCGTTACCGATCTGTCAACTAGGCGCGTCACGCACCACATTCAAGACCGAAATGGTGTCACGTAAACCGGCGCTTTGCTTGCTAAGACAATGGCGTGCTGACTATTGTCGCGTGTTCGATCAACCGGCTAAACACTCAGGAGAGCATCATGGCGGGGCCACTCGGCACACCATCCCAGGGCGGCACGAAAGCGCCGGAGCAGACCAGCGCGACGCAGGGCACGTCGGTCGGCAGCGGCTCGCGCCCAGGCGCAGCGAAGATGCCCATCGAGACCAGCGCCCCACCCGACGCGCACAAGATCAGGCCACCGCCGGACGGCTGGCTGAAGTAGCACCGAGTAGTCATCGTTGCATGGCTGGCAGCAAGCCGGGAGAGCGCAGAGGCGGTCGCGCTCCCGGCGTTCCGAACAAAAAAACCGCTGATGTCGCCGAGAAGCTTGCCGCGCTGGGCTGCGATCCGATTACCGGCATGGCGCACATCGCGATGGACAACAAAAATCCCCTCGATATTCGCGCGCGGATGTATAGCGAACTGGCGCAGTACATCGCGCCCAAGCGCAAGGCGCTGGAACACTCGGCGCAGCCGGGCTTGATCGAGGCGCTGCTGGCGCGGATCGACGACTGACGGAGTAGACTGAGGAGCTGACACCGATGTCCCTGCTGCTGATAATTGTCGTGCTGTTGCTGCTGTTCGGCGGAGGTGGCTTCTACGGCTACCGATCGGGGTATTTCGGCGGCGTCAGTCCGCTGGCGATTGTGCTGGTGGTGGTGGTGCTGCTGCTGGTGTTCGGCGGCATCGGCTACCGGGGCGGCTGGTGATGTCCCTGCTGCTCATCATTGTCGTGCTGCTGCTGCTGTTCGGCGGTGGCGGTTTCTACGGCTACCGCTCAGGCTGGTATGGCACGCCACCACCGCCGCCGCTGCCGCCCTATCCCGGCACCCAGACGCAGCCGCTGCCCGGCACCGCGCAGCCGCCGCCGTTGCCTGACAACCGCTACGGCGGCGAGGGCGGCATCAGTCCGGTCCTGGTGATCCTGCTCGTGCTGCTGCTGCTCGTGCTGCTGGGCGGTGGCTACGGGCTGTTTTATCACCGGGGGATGTACTGAGATGCCTGTTCAATACATAGCCAGCATGATGTGGTCGACTGACGCGCCAGCTGTGACGACGTGGCACGGCCCCGGCACGCTGGCGACTGTATCGGCTGACGGCGCCGTCGCGATTGACTGGCCCGCCGTCGAGGCCACCGCCGAAGATCCTGCGTCCGACAAGATCACCTGGGGCGTCGCTAAACTGCTGCTGGCGGCGCGGGACGGCACCGCGAAACCGCTCGAAGCCCAATGAGCAAGGATTTGGCGCCCGACGAACTCGCGCGGCTGCTGTGACGGCGAGTGACACCGACGCCGCGCTGGTCCGCCGGCTCCGCCGCCTGCGTGGCGACCTGCCGCTCTACGCCGCCGAGTGTCTGCGCATCCGCGACAAAGCCGGCGCGCTGGTGCCGCTCGAACTGAACGCCGCACAGCGCTTCCTCCACGCGCGGATGGAGGACCAAAAGCGGCGCACCGGCAAAGTGCGGTGCCTGATCGGCAAAGGGCGACAGACCGGCGGATCAACCTATGTCGGCGCGCGGTTCTATCACCGCACCTCGATGCGCCCGGGCGTCAAATGCTACATCCTCTGCCACGAGCAGGAAGCGTCCGACACGCTGTTCGACATGGTCGACTGTTTCCACGCCAACAACCCCCTGGCCCCGTCCACGGGCGCCTCCAACGCCAAGGAACTGATCTTCAATAAGCTGGGCAGCGGCTATTCCGTCGGCACCGCCGGCACCAAGGCGGCCGGGCGCAGCTCGACCAACCATCTGCTGCACTGGTCCGAGGTCGCCTACTCGCCGAACGCCGCAGGCCACTCCGCCGGGCTGGTGCAGACCGTGCCCGACCTGCCCGGCACCGAGATCGTCAAGGAGAGCACCGGCAACGGGCCCGAGGGCGAATTCTACGAGTCCTGGCAGGTCGCGGAAGCCGGGATGGGCGACTACGAGGCGCTGTTTCTGCCGTGGTTCTGGAGCGAGGATTACGCGCGCGACGTCGAGACAGGGTGCCATCTCGACGAAGAAGAACGCCGCTACGCCGGCCTGCACAAGCTGTCGCTGGGACAAATGGCGTGGAGAAGGGCGAAGATTTCCGAACTGAAAAGCGAGATCCTGTTTCGGCGGGAATATCCAGCCACCGCGACCGAGATGTGGGCAGCGACTGGCCGACAATCCTACATCGACCCCGAAACCGTGCTGACCGCGCGCAAGCACAGTGCCGAGGGGCTCGGCCCGCTGGTGATCGGCGTCGACCCCGCGAGATTCGGGGATGACCGATTCAGCGTGGCATGGCGGCGCGGGCGCAAGGTCAGCAAAGTGGAAAGCCGGATCCACATCGGCACGACTGAGGCTTTAGCTTGGCTGCGCGACATCATCGACCAGGACAAACCCGCGCGCATGTTCATCGATGCGGGCGGCGGCGGTGACCGGCTGTTCGACCTGCTGCACGCCTGGGGCAAGCCGTATTCCGACGTGGTCGTGCTGGTGAACTTCGGATCGAGCCCGCAGACCGAGGTCTTGATCGCCGAGGACGGCACGCGCCGGGCCGGGCCGAAGAACCGGCGCGCGGAGATGTGGATGCGACTCAAGGAGTGGCTGGGCCAGACCGGCGGTGCCGACATCCCCGACAGCGACGCGCTCCAGGCCGACGCGATCGGGCCGGGCTATCACTACTCGACCACCGACCAGCGCCTCGTGCTGGAGAGCAAGGAACAGATGCGGGCGCGCGGCGTGCGAAGCCCGGACGAGGCCGATGCGGTGGTGCTGACGTTCGCCGAACCGGTGAAGGAACGACCGGCCGACCGACGGCCGCCGATGGTGCGCACCGTGCAGGCATCGGGCGAGGCGTCAACCGCGTGGCTGGGGGCGTAGTGACAAGTCAGTAGCTGTTCATTTCTGGCCTTTCCTGTCGGCACGGCACGCATCGACGCCGGCCCGAATTTCCGATCGACGCCAGCGCGGACATCGCTTCGAAACGTAATAAGCTGGTGGTACCACGCCGGCCTTGACGTCGCGCCAGAACGTGCTCAATGCCTGGCGCCGTTCGACCGCGGACTCCTCTGGTGTCAACAGCGGGTCATCGGGCACGTATTTGGGCTTGCGCCGAGCGGGTTTGTCATCGATCGGTGCAGGAGTATCGTCCTCGTCCATGTTGGGATCACTGCGTTCATTTGAACGCAGATACCTATGTTTAAGTTTTCAAATGTGCCAGATAGAATAATGCGGCCTTTAGCGACCGCTAACGCGCCATTTTCTCCCTACGGGAACTACCAAATCTACCGAACAGGACTCCGTCCCTGAATATTTTTGCTACCTTCAGCGCCCTGTTGGCTCGTTGGGACCACCGGGTTCAACGGACGCGGATCTGATTATGCGTCATTCTCCGTCGGATCGGTGTGGTGTAATTCGGGCTTTTTGCCACATGCCGTGCCCCATTTCTCCCGGCCGAAACTGTACGACGATATGAATCCCACTAACCGACCTGCTGCGAAACATCCCTGGCCGTTCCCGCGTCGGATGCAGGTGACCGACCACCGAACGGGCGTCTCGCAACGTTTGGAAATGGATCGGAACGGGATAACCACGGTGGTCGAGACGTGGGACAAGGAACGCCGGTGCTGGATACCCGCCGTTGACTCGGGAATGTCCACACGTTGACTCGGGAATGTCCACACGCAGCGTAACGAAACGCCAAGGCACAGCCGACCGCACCGGCGGGGGGGGGTCAGGTTTCACGCGTTTCGGCAGTTCGGCGGCGTCCGCCCATAACCAAGGGCGCGGCGGCCAGCTTCGCGTATGCGACCTCGAACAACTTCTTCGTTTCGATCACGGCTTTCCCGTTCACGTGCCGCGTCGGGAGCGGCCAAGCCTCAAGAGTGCGAGGCGAGACTGGAAAGATGTGTTCAGATACAAGTCCAGCACCTTTGTGCCTGGCGACACGGGGTGGCTGCTTCGCCAAAACTTCTAGCAGCTCGGGCGGCAGTGTCTCAGTTCCAGAAAGCCGCGTTTCACAATCGGTCATATGGGTCAGTCCCGTTACGTTGCTCAACGCCACGCAATCTGCCGATGCATTTCCTTGTCGCTATTTGTCGTTTGTCGGAATTTGTCGGAATCTGTCGCCGGGGCATCCGAAGCCGCACCGACAACCTTAAATTGCGGAAATGGCGGGCAAATGCTACCGGATCAGGCCACGTAACGGCGCGATAGGTGCTCAACGATGCCAGCCGCCTACCTCAAAGCCCCGGCCGTCGAGCCGCCGCCTGCGCCGCCAGACTTCTGCGACGCGGGCATTCAATACCCGACAGCGATGCACGCCACGCGCATCGCGCGCACCCGGCCGGGCCGCAGCAACCGCCGCAAACCCGCCGTCTATCTCTGCGACAAGTGCGACAGCTACCACATCGGCGTCGGGTGGGTGATCGATCTGGACGGGGACAACTGATGCCGCAAGACACCGCCCGCCCGCGCGACGACGGCCGCATCCGGATGCCCCCCGTCGATGGCGCGATGAACAAGATCGCCCCGCCGTTCAAGGTGGACGACAAAGGAACGATGCTGGGCGCGCCGAAGGGCGAGAAGGCCAAAGACGAAAAACTGCTGGAGCGCGTGCGCAAGCGGATGGAGCGCGCAATCGCCGCTGAATCCGACAACCGCAAGGCCGGCATGGATGACCGCCAGTTCGTCGGCGGCAACCAGTGGCCGTCCGATATCGTCGCACAGCGCAACCTCGACAAGCGGCCCTGCCTCACGTTCAACAAATTCCCCACGCTGATCGCGCAGATCACCAACGCGCAGCGCCAGTCGCGGCCCTCGATCAACGTCAGCGCCACGGGCGAGCGGGGCGATGTGCAGGTCGCCAAGATGTACCGCGGCATGATCCGGTTCATTGAACGAGATTGCGGCGCGAACAGCCCGAACGGGCCGTATGACACGGCGTTCGCCGACGCCGTGACGATGGGCTGGGGCTACTGGCGCATCCTGACCGAATGGGAGTCGCCCACCAGCTTCAACCTCGTGCTCGTCGTCAAGCGCATCCGCAACCCGCTCTCGGTCTACCTCGACCCGTCGGCACAGGAGATCGACGGCGCGGACGCCAAATGGGGCGTCGTGTCCGAAATGATACCGCGCGACGAGTTCAAGCAGAAATACCCCAAAGCCGACCCGATGCCGTTCACCCAGGGCGGCATCGGCGAGGGGGCGAAGCAGTGGATCACCAACGACGAAATCCGCGTCGCCGAGTATTTCGAGGTCGAATACAAGACGCGCACGCTGATCGAACTCTCCAACGGGCACACCGGCTGGGCGGATGAGCTGGACGAGATCACGCTCGCCTATATCGACCGTGGCAAACTGCGCATCACCGACGAACGCGAAAGCCGGGTGCCCGAGGTGATGTGGTATAAAGTCACCGCCAAAGACGTGCTGATGCGGCGCGAGTGGCTGGGCTCGACCATCCCGATTGTCAAAGTGACGGGCCGCGAACTCGACATCGAAGGGCGGGTGAAGCTGAAAGGCATCGTGCGCGACGCCAAGGATGCGCAGCGTATGATAAACTATTGGGATACCAAAAAGACCGAAGCGGTCGCGCTCGCCCCGAACACCCCCTACATCGGCGAAGAGGGGCAATTCGAGGGCCACGAGGACGAATGGTTAATGTCCAACGTCCGCTCGACCCCGTATCTCAGCTACAAGGGAACGTCGATCGCCGGCACGCCGGCCCCGCCGCCGCAGCGCGTGCCGTTCGCTGGCGTCCCTGCGGGCATCGTCGAGGCGTCGCAGTCCGCGCAGCAGCATCTGATGGGCATCACCGGCATAAGGTTCGATTCGACGCTGCAAGAGCGAACCCAGGACGAGTCCGGCAAGGCGCTGCGGGAGCTGCGCCAGTCCGGCGACATCGGGGCGTTTGATTTCATCGACAATCTGACCCAGTCGCTGCGCCGGACGGGCGAAATCCTGCTCGAAATGATCCCCAAGATCTACAGCGATGCCCGCGTCGTGACGATCCTGCGGGAAGACGACCAGGAGGAGCAGGTCAAGATCGACCCGGCCGCGCCGAAGGCGATGGGCGAAATCGCCAAGCCCGACGGCAAGAAGATGAAGGTTTTCAACCCGATCATCGGCAAATACGGTGTCACGGTCACGATCGGGCCGAACTTCGCGACCAAGCGCATCGAGGCCGGCGAGAACATGATCGCCTTCGCCAAGGCGCTGCCGCAGACGGCGGGAATGATCGCCGATCTGATCGCGAAGAACATGGACTGGCCGGGCGCCGAAGAGATCGCCACACGGCTGGCCAAGACGCTGCCGCCGCAACTGCTGATGCCGGACCAGAAAGACCTCTCGCCGCAGGTGCAGGCGCTGCTGTCCTCGATGGACCAGCAGATCAAGCAACTGACCGAACAACTCAAGCAGGCGATGGCCGCCGTCACCGACAAGACGGCGGACCGCGCGGTTGTCGCCGACAAGGTCAACAAGGACTTCGAGGCCAAACTGCTGAAAATCGTGGCCGATCTGGAAGCCAAGATGGCGGCGACCGAGGAAGCGGCCACGTCGAACTTCAACACGCATATTGGCGCGCAGGTGCGTGAACTGGGGACCGACACGGCGGCGATGATGCAGGCGCTGGAGCATCCGCCGAAGGGCGAGACCGCAAGCCCCGGGGGCGAGGCCGACGCCGCCGGCCCGGGAGGACAGGCTGCGGCGGCGGGTGGCGCGACGCCCGAACAAACGCCGCCTCCAGCCGCGCTTCTACACCTCAAGGAAGGCCGCAACACCACCTTTGCGAACGGGCAGACCTGGACACTTTCGAACGGCCAGCCGGTGCAGGTCAAAGCATGAGCGCAACGCTTTCTGCAAACGATCCCTGGAAGCCGCTGCACCACGCGGACGCGGCGAGCCCGGCGTGGAAGCCGAAGGTCGTCACTGACAAGAAGCCGGACAACAGCGAGGGCGGACCGAACGAACCGGTCAAGAAGAGCAAAGCGATTGGGGCTGAGCCCGAAGCGGACGACAGCGCCACAAAGATGCAAGCGCGGCTCACCGTTTCCAGCCCGATGGACGTCCAACTGATGGTGCCGGCAAAACTGGTGCAGGAAATGGCCGCCCTCGCCGCCGCGCAGCGCGAGCTGTCCGATCAGGTGGCTGCGCTGGTGACCAAACTGGCAGACTGGACCGGCGACGTGCACGCAACGATGCACACCGCCCAGCAGCCCGTGATCGAGGCGATGCAGACAACGCAGGCCAAGGTCATCGACGGGCAGCGCGTGCTGAGTGATCAGGTCAAGGCGCTGGCCGAGGCGCAACCCGCCCTGATGCGCAGCATCGGCACATGGTCGCAGAACATCGAGGCCGCCATCCGCGCGCCCCGCCACGTCAACCTCGAACGCGGCGCGGACGGGCTGGCGACCGGCGCGGTGTCCACCGTCGTTTCACCAAGGAGATCCCCGTCGTGACCGTTCATGCCGACGAAATCAACATCTACGGGTCGGCCAACATGCCCGAAGCCGACGGCGTCACGGTCGGCGGCGCGGTCGACCTGACCAAATCGATCACGTTCTCGGACCTCGCGGCGAACGGAACGATCGATTTCCTGTCTTCATCGGCATCCGACACCGCAACCCGGATCCAGGTGGCCGGGCGCGACGGGGCGGGCATTATCCAGACACCGGCCTATGTGACATTGACCGGCACAACCAAGGTGCTGGGAGCGCAGACCTTTGGCCGCCTGCTGTACGGCGCGACCTCGGGCGCCAGCGCCAACGGACCGCTGTCCAACCCGGGCGGCACCGCAGCGGTGGGCGACGTGGCGGCCATGGCGCACACGCTCACGATCACCGCGCACACCTGTCAGGCCGGATCGGCGAACCATTCAGGCGTCACGCCGCCGACGATCAAGCTCCAGGCGGGCGACGGCGCCTCGATCACGCTGGGCATGATCATCCACCTGACCGGCGGGACCGGATCGGGGCAGATCAGGCAGGCGTGCAGCCTGTCGGGCACCGCGTCGGGGCAATACGGAACCGACGTGATCGCGGTCAACCGCGACTGGACCACGGTGCCGGACGCGACCACGACGTATGAGGTGGCGACGGGGATGCTGTTCCCGATCCTGCCCAACCCCGTGACGGCGGTGATCCGCCCGTTCGCCACCGCCGCGTCGGATGTCGTCGGCGGATCGACGCGGATTTACTATGAAAAAGGCTTCGTGCTGAACACCGACACCGCCACCGCGCTGACGTCACAGACGCTGATCAAGCAGATCGACCCGGCCGGGCTGTATTCGGGCGGCGGCGCGCTGGATATCGCCCCGTGCACGACGCTGAATGACACGGTGACCGCAACCAACCGCCAGACCGCTCCAGGCTCGGGCGTCGGGTCGTACTCGAGCGGGGCGGCACCGCAGACGGTCACACCGCCAGCGCAGACGGCCGCCGCGAACGCCGCGTCACAGGCGCAAGGCTTCTGGCTGCGCCTGACGCTGCCGCCCGCGCTGGCCCCGGCCAACGGGTATTTCGATCTGCGGTCGTACGGCACCTCCACCTGATCTAGCCGCCAAGCGGGGGGATCACCGTGGCGAACACATACGTCGACCGGGCGCGCATGAGCACCGCCACCACCGGCACCGGGACAATGACCCTGGGATCGGCGGCGACCGCCTATCAGACGTTCGCGGCGGCGGGCGTGACCACGGGCGAGACGGTCGAATATCTGATCGAGGACGGCACCGCCTGGGAGATCGGCACCGGCACTTACAACGCGACCGGGCCGACGCTGTCGCGCTCGCTGCGCAGTTCATCGACCGGTTCGCTCCTGGTGCTGGACGGCGCGGCGATCGTGACGGTGGTGCTAACGGCGCAGACGATTGCAAACCTGGCGCCGCTCGCCTCACCGATCTTCACCGGGTCCGTCGTGATCCCGGGCGGGTCGGTGGATGGCACGACGGTTGGGCTGACGAACCCCAGCACCGGGGCGTTCACCACGCTTTCGAGCATCGTGGCGCCGGTGTGGGCGGCCGGCGCGGGGGGGATCAATGGTGTCGGTGGTAGCGCGAAGGGCGTCTGCTTTGGCGGTGGCACCTTCGTCGCGGTCGGATACACCGGCAATCCAATCACCGGATCGGGCACCCAGGCTGCGTACTCGACCAATGGCGGCAGCACCTGGACCGCCGCGACACTGCCCGCCGCACGCCGCTGGGTCGGCGTCGCCTACGGTGCAGCCACCTTTGTCGCCATTGCCGCGACCAGCGGCACCATTGCGGCCTATTCGACCAACGCAGGCGCCACATGGACCACCGCAAACCTGCCAACGACGGCCACATGGGGGGCTGTGACTTATGGCGGCGCGCTCTTTGTGGCCACGGCCACGAACAACGCCGCGGCGGCTTACTCCTCGGACGGCATCACCTGGACGGCGGCGACGCTGCCGGCCTCCGCCAGCGGAGTCACCTATGGGAATGGGGTGTTTGTCGCGGTTGGCACCGGCACCGGAACCGCTGCGATGTATTCGACCAACGGCAGCACCTGGACCGCGGCGACACTGCCCGTCAGTCAAAACTGGAGCAGTGTCGCCTACGGTAACGGGGTGTTCGTGGCGGTGGCCAGCAGCGGTAGCGCCGTGGCCGCCTACTCGACCAACGGCATCACCTGGACCGCCGCGACGCTGCCGGCCGGTCTGGGGTGGATCGCGGTCGCCTACGGTAACGGGGTGTTTGTCGCCATCAGCAACGACGAAGCGGGGACACCCGCGTATTCGACTGATGGCATTCACTGGGCCTGCATAGCCCCAAGTGCGGTGTTGTCGGTTTCTTCTACGCCCGCAATCGCCTACGGAAACGGCAGTTTCGTTGCCGTTGGCGCTATGTCCTTCCCCGCCATGATCGCCACGCTCTCAGGCATCACCGCGGCGCTCGCGTCGTGCTCGGTGTTGATTGCCACCAGCGACATCCAGATCGGCACCGGCGGCACGACGCTCACCGGGCCGTTGCTGCAAGCGACCGGATCGTCGGCCAACACGCAAGAAATCGCGGTCCAGAACCTGCTCAACGGCGCCAATTCCAGCAGCGATTTCGTCGCCACCGCCGACGACGGCACCGCGACCACCAATTTCGTGGATCTCGGCATCAATTCGTCGGGCTATTCGGACGTCACGTTCACGGTCTGCGGGCCGAACGACGGGTACCTCTACACCGAAACGTCGAACCTCGCGATCGGCGCCGGGGCGAGCGGGAAGAACCTGTTGTTGTTCGCGGGCGGGCAGTTGGCGGCCAACATCGTCGCCACGGTGAGCGCAACCGGTGTTGCGGTGGCAGGCGGGGTTTACGGCAACCCGATCGAGGCCGGAAGCTCCAGCCTCGCAGCGACGGCGCAGATGACGCTCGCGGCCCTGGCCGGAAACTCGCGCCAGATCGTGTTCTATTCCGGCGCGGCGGCAAGGTGGGGCATTGCAGCATCCGGCGACACCGAGAGCGGCTCCAACGCAGGCAGCAATCTCGTCATCACCGGCTTCAACGATGCCGGGACGTCCGTCATTGATGTGATCACGGTCAACCGCGCGAGCGGCGCCGTCGCGCTGCCCGGGGCGCTGGCGGTGGGCGGCACGACCACGCTGAGCGGGGCGACCAGGATAAACCTCAATGCCAGCCCCACCGCTGGCGGCGCGCTGGCATCGGGAACCACGCTGCAACTGACTGGGCCGGATACCACCTTCAACCGGATCATATTGGACGCCTTTGGCGCCAATTCTTCGGTCATCTTTCGTCGCGCAGATGGCACCGGAGCGGCACCGACCGCGCTGCTAGCCAACGAGAGCATCGGCAGCCTTAACTGGGTCGGGTACGGCGCAACGGGTTACGGCGGCGGGAGATTATTTATCAATGGCTTTGCCGCCGCCGCCTGGACGGACACCGCGCAAGCGGCCTATTTGACCTTCCAAACAACACCGCTCGGCACCGTCACTTCGATCGAGCGGATGCGTATTCAGGCTTCGGGTAACGTCTCCATCGGCAGCGCGACCGATGACGGCGTTAATGCCCTTCAAGTCACGGGATCGGGCATATTCTCGGGCGGCCTCACCGTCACCGGCGAAGTAACCCTGGGCGCAGGCAACGCCGGTCAGACCACCATCGGCGGGTCCGGCTCGTTCATCGGCTCAAACGCGATCTATTCGGGCGGTTGGAAATACATCGCCACCGACTATGCGTGGTTCCTCCGGGGCGATGGCGCCACGAGCGATGTGGTGTCTCTCTATGTGGCACCGTCCGGCACGGCAGGGGCGGCCATGTCGCAGGTGGCGGCATTCACCGCGAGCCAGGCCGGTTTGATGACGTTCCCGAACGGCATCAGTGTCAGTGGCAGCGCATCCGTGGCCGCTTTAACTGCAAGCGGCATCACCACGCTCAACAACAACGTGTTTGTCAACTCCAGCAGTGGTACAGCGCTGATAGTGCAAAATACCGGTTGCGGTTATGTTGCTCTGGCACCAGGGCTTAGCACCAATACTGGCTATCTTGCGTTCTACAATGCAGCGGGTGCGCGCCAAGGTTATGTGGGATTTGCTGCCGCATCTGGGCTGATACAGCTTGAGAGCGAAGGCACCGCAACTGGCTATAATGTAACTGGTACGTTGACAGCAGCAGGCGGTATCATCAGCACGGCGATCGGGGCTTCATCGCCCTCAACTGGCGCGTTCACCACGCTTTCCGCCAGCACCAGCCTCACACTCGGTTCGAACACCGCCGCCGCCTCCGAAATCATCATGGTCAACGCCGCCGCCGGCCAGACCAAGGGCGTTGAATTCCTGACCGGCGGCGTAGAACGGTGGCTGCTGCAATGCACCAATGATGCGGAAACCGGCAGCAATGCCGGCAGCAACCTGATCCTGCTGGGCGTCAACGACACCAACAGCGCGATCACCGCCCAGCTCACCATCAACCGCGCCAGCGGGCTCGCGACATTCGCAGGGGCGGTGACGGCGGCCGGAACGCTGACCAATGGCGGCGTGCGCATCGACACCGCCACCGCCACCGCGACACCGACAACCGGCGGGACGGTGGCGATCGCCGCGGGTGTCTCGAAGCAGATCATCAATCCGGCCGGCACGCTGGCAACCTTGACGGTGACCAGCCCGCCCGCGCCGTCGAACGCCGCCGGCAGCATCCAGACGCTCGAAATCACCTTCACCCGCGCCATCACCGCGATCACCTGGACGTCGGGCTCGGGCGCGAGCTACGCCGGTGCCACGATGCCGACAACGGTCGCCGTGGGCGCGCTGGTGCGGCTGTGGTGGGTGCAGAGCCTGTCGAGCTGGATGCACATGGTCCCGGTCTGATCTGATGTACGGCTCGTCCGGCTACAGCGTCGAATGCTACTCGAACGGGCTGCCGCGGTACATCGTGGTGGTCGACGCGCTGGTGCCGGATTCCAGCCTTGCCAGCGTGCGCACCGACGCGAACCTGCCGGATTCCAGCAGTGTCAGCGTGGCGGTCACCGGCGCGACGCCGCAGGAACAGGCGGGAACGCCGGCTGGCGCTGTCGTCATCACCGACGAACACGCGGCGGCGCTGCGGGGCGACGGCGCAACGTCGCTCGAAGACCTGCAATCACTGGCCCGCGACGCAGCGGCGGACCTCGAACACACCGCAGCGCAGCAAACCACCGCCCAGCTTGCGGCCGAATCGCTGGCGGCGCTGCGGGGCGACGCAGCGGCATCGCTCGAAGCCCTGGCCGGGCCGCAATCCACCGGCGCAAGCCCGCTGGAAACGCTGGCCGGACTGCGCACCGACGCCAACGAACCGGCCGAAAACCTCGCTGCGGAAGCGACGAACGCAGCGATCGGGCAGGAAAACACCGGCACCGTTCGCGGTGACGAAGCGATCCCGCTCGAATCGCTGGAGGGCTTGGCGCGCGACAGTCAGCCACCCCTTGAACACCTGATCGGCGCACAAAGCGACGCAGCGAGCCCAGACGAAGCCAACTCTGCGCAGATATCGACCGGCGCGATCGCGGTTGAGCACCGCGCCAGCGAGCGGGCAGATGCGACCGCGCCGCTGGAAAACCTCGGATCGGTCGTCACCGATGCAACCAACCCGCTCGAAAGCAAGGCGGGACTGAGCAGCGACGGGGCCATCGCCGCGGAACAGAGCGCGGCGCAGCAGACCACCGGCGCGAGCCCGCTGGAAAGCCTGAGCAACCAGCGCGCCGATGCCGCAGAACCGGCAGAAACACTCGCTGCAGAAGAAACCGATGCCGCCAGCCCGACAGAGTCCACCCAGGGGCTTGCCACCGATCAGGCATCGCCGATCGAAACCCTGGCGGGCGAACAGACCGACACCGAAGCAACGTCGGAAAGCGGGCAGACCGTTGCGGCTGATACAACGACACCGGCCGAGACACTCACCGGGCTGCAAACCACCCAGGTCAATCCGCTGGAATGGACCGGCTCGGTGGTCGCGGTCAGCACCACGCAATCGATGCCGATCGAATGGACCGGCACGGTCGAGGCCGACGCAGCGACCGGCGCTGAATTTGTTGCATCGACGGCCGGGGGCGCGGCGCAACCACTGGAAAGCCTTGCCGCAACCGCAACCGACACCGCGCCATCGCTAGAGTCCTCGGCCGCAGTCACCAAAGACACCGCAAGCCCGGTGCAGCCCGCCACGACCACGCCGGCCTACGGCGGTGCGACCGATGACACGCTGGCGGAACCGCCGCCCGGCTACCGGCGGATGCTGGACACCAGCGGGATCAACCTGCGTGAACTGCAAGAACAACGACTTCAGCAGGCGCGCCGTGAAATCGGGCTGTTGCAGGGTGATGAGGTGCCGCTGCTGCCGGCGCCGATCGCAGCCGTGCCGCTGGCGGAGCGCATCGCGTTTGCCGAATTGCCGGTTATTCAGATCCCGGAACTGCTGCGCGACATGTACGCAGAAGAGATCGCCGCCGCGCTGCTGGCCGCGATCCGGGCGGATGATGCGGCGGAACTGGCGCGGATCGAGCAGGCGCGTGCGGCGCGGTTACTGCGGATCAATCGTGACGACGCCGACGTTCTGCTGTTGCTTTCGGCACTGATCTGATCGCAAAACCGATACGCTCGCGGCAACATATTGACGACACACGATGATATCCCATAAGAGTCGCTCCGCGAACCTACGACGCGACCCGATGGAGACCTGTTTCCGTGGCATCTACTGCCGTTTCGCGACCGCCTGACATCCTGATCCGCGCCGCGCCGGCGCTGTCGGCGACGGCGGACGGGCCGCTGGAACAGGCTCCACGGCCGCCCATTTCTGCGTCGAACCATGCGGACGACCAGGACGCGGGCATCCCGGCGGAGATGACGCTGGAAGAGAAAGCCGCCGCAGACGCCGCCAGAACCACCCCGGCGCTAAGCGCCAACAACCCTAAGAAGCAAAGCGACTGGCCTGAACCGGGATCGGAGCCAGGACGCGAACCGGCCGCGAAGCCTGGAGACAAGCCCGCAGCGGAATCGCAAAACGCGACGGAAGACGACGACGTCGATGTGTCGGACCTGCCGCCCGAAACGCAGGCTTTCGCGGTGCGCGAAATTTCCAACGCGCGCAAGGCCGCACGCGCAAAGGTCAGGGAAGCCACCGCTGCGGCGGACGCTGCCAGGGCTGCCGCCGAAGCCGCACAGGCCGAACTCGCCGAGATGCGCGCCAAGATTGCTGACGCCAGGCCGGCCGAACCGCCGAAGCTGGATCCGCGTCCGACGCGAGACGGTTTTGACGATCCCGACAGCTACGACAGCGCGCTGACCGACTGGGCCGAGCGCGAGGGTGCGCGCAAGGCGGAGGCGAAGATCGCCGCAGAGGCCGCCGCCGCCCGCGCGGCCCAGGAAACCGCCGCACAGGCCGCACAGGCTGCCGCCGCCGAAGCGCAACGTGAGGCGCTGAACGCGGACTGGACCGCCAAAGTCGCCGCTGCCTCCGCCAAATATCCCGATTATATCGCCGTCGCCGAGGGCAATCATCCGGTCTCCATGCCGATGGCCGAAGCGATCATGCGAGCCGATAACGGCGCGGACATCGCCTATTACCTCGGCAAGAACCCCGAAGAGTCGGCGCGGATCGCCGCGTTGCCCTACTTCGCGAGTCAGATCACCGAGATCGGCAAAATCTCCGCCCAGCTTGCCGCCCCACAAAGCCGCCGGACGCGATCGCGCCCGATCGAACCGGTCGAGAGCGGCGCCGCGCCAGCCGACATCGGCACGCGCGAGCCGTCGATGGACGAATGGGGTGCCAAGCGGACGAAAGAAATTCTCTCTGCCCGACGGCCGTTCTTCCAGGTGGCAGAGCAGATCGCTAACCGGCACTGACGCCGTGAGGGCCGAACCGGACGGCATATTCCGGGTGGCTGAAGCCTAAAACCCGAACCGGACGGGATATTCCGGGTGGCTGACGCCTGAAAACGCCACCGGCGCGACGAAGCCGGGACCGCCACCGGGGCATATCCCGGGTCGAGGAACCATCACTCATGCAAACAACCAGATAGCCGCTCCGCGTGCGGGGCGCGCAGGAGTTTAACCGTGGCCTCGAACGCCCTTCTCACGCCTGCCCTGATCTCCAAGGAAACTCTGGTGATCCTGGAAAACAATCTGGTTGCGGCTGGCAAGGTGAACCGCCAGTTCGAAAATCAGTTCGTCAAAATCGGCACCACGCTCACCATACGCAAGCCGAACCGGTTCAAGATCAGCCTCGGACCCGCGCTCCAGATCCAGGACATCAGCGAGCCCTCGACCTCGATCGCCATCTCGACCCAGGCGCACGTCGATTTCCAGTTCTCCAGCCAGGAACTGACGCTGACGATCGAGGAATACAGCGAGCGCTACTGCAAGCCGGCAGCCGTCACCATCGCCAACACGATCGACGTGTCCGTTCTGGCGAACTTCACCTCGGTCTACAACGAAGTCGGCACGCCCGGCACCTTGCCGGCGAACTTCCCCGCACTCGCCGCCGTCGGCCAGCGGCTCGATGAATCCGCCGCTCCGCAGGACGGGCGCGTGCTGATCCTCAACCCCGCCGCGTACTGGTCACTGGCGAGCGGGCTGTCGAACCTGTTCACCCGTTCGGTTGCCGAACCGGCGCTAAAAGGCTTCCTGGCCGCGATCGCCAACTTCGAAATCTACGAAGACCAGAACGTCCAGTCGCAGACCGTCGGCGCACAGGGCGGCACACCGACCGTCAACGGCGCCGGCCAGACCGGGGCATCGCTGATCACCCAGGGATGGTCGAACAACATCACCGGTCTGCTGAACGTCGGTGATGTGTTCACCATCGCCGGCGTCTACGCGATCAATCCGCAAAGCCGTCAGTCCACCGGCACGCTGATGAACTTCGTCGTCACCACGGCGGCCAATTCATCGGGCGGCGGTGCGGCGACGCTGGCCATCGCGCCGGCGATCACCACCACCGGCGCCTATCAGAACGTCTCGGCTGCACCGGCCAACAACGCCGCGATCACCGTGTTCGGCACAGGTGGATCGACGTATTTCCAGAACATCGGATTTACCCGCGATGCGTTCGGTCTGGTGAGCGTGCCGATGGAGCTGCCGGGCGGTGTCGACTTCGCGGCGCGCGAGATGTGGAAAAACATCTCGATGCGGATCGTTCGGGCGTTCGACATTTTCAACGACGTCACCCCGTGCAGAATCGACGTCCTGTTCGGAACTTCCTGTTTTTACCCTGAGTTGGCTTGCAGGCTGACCAACTGAGCCATGACCAGCCGCCAGATACGCCGCCTGCGCCGCCAGTTCGCCGAACAGGTGGACCGCGAACGCAACGGCGCGCCAATTCCGGGCGATATCCTCGAACGGATGACCAAGCCGAAGTCGCCGGATGTGTTGTTTCAGGTGGTGGTGACGGTGCGCGAGAACCGCGCGCTGTTGCCGGTTGGTCCGGCGATGAACCGCGACGCCTGCGGCTTGATGGCGGAAGCGGTCAACAAGCAGATTGCGCTAGGCCGCGAACGCACCTGGATGAATGCCGCCGTCGTTCCCCTTACCCCGATAACAGGAGTACACTGAGCCATGTCCGGTTCAAACAACGAACCCGTCACCGTGGGCACCGTCACCACCACGACCAACGCGCGGAACCTGTCGGACGGCAACCCGGTCGGCACCGTGTTCGGCCTGAGCCCGACCGATCTGATCAGCCATTACGGGGCGGCAGCGGTGCCGCAGTTCAGCCAGCCGGGTGCGCCCAACACCACGACCGGGGCGGCGGGCAGCGTGACGGCGGCGTTCACCAACACCACCTTCACCGGCGGCATCGGCACCTCCGCCTACAGCATCGGCGACATCGTGACGGCGCTGAAGCGATACGGGCTGCTGGCGTAACCCGGCCGAAACGCGAGGGGAGCCTGGCGGGTGTGCCTACCAAGCGCCCGCCGGTTGCGGTAATCGTGTCTGGATTGACACGGGGACGAGGCGGCAATGGGCACGGTCGAGATGGTGGCGCGGGCGATGTGCTTCTCGGAAGGCGAAGACCCGGACACGCCGCTGGTGCCGTGGCATGTGCCGATCATTGGCCCGCGCGGCTATTGCGTGGCACCGCCAAACGAACAGGTGATTGCGGCGTGGATGGTCTACGCGCGTCAGGCACGCGCCGCCATCGAAGCGATGCACGAACCGTCCGGGGCGATGATCGAGGCCGGCATGAGAGCGATTCTGCTGCGGAACACGGGGGAGTCCGGCGAGGTGGTGCGTGAGGTCTGGCGCGCGATGACCGCTGCCATGATGGAACAGCCAACCAAGCCGGGCGAGGCGCCGGACCGGGGCTTCGGCATACGAGAAAAGGCTGCGGGATGAAGAAACCACCACCCAAGAAACCGTTGGCCGCGGCAAAACCGCCGAGTATTCCGATAAACCAACGATACGACGCGCAAGCGGCATTGCCCCGCATTCGGGCGGGCTTGGCTCGCCGCAACCGAATGCGTAGAACACACTCAAACGTGCGCATGAGATCAAGCAAGATCCGAAACTAATGCACCACGTACGCTTGCACGCCAAGCAAGAAAGAGCGGCGTTAACCAAGGTCATCGGGAGAAAGTAATGGCGATCCTACAGCAGCACGCAGACGCAATTGTTCGAGGCGCACCGCCGGAACGGGTGCACCAGAAATACCCGCGGCACATGACGCATCCGGCCTATACGCCGGGCTCGATCGGCACTGAGGTCAAGTCGCCGGGCGGCTTCACCTATCATGTCGGCGGCACACCGATCCGCTACGCGCCGGTGCTCGTTATGGATGAGGGCCAGGAAGAATACTACAAGTCACAGGGGTATGTGACCCAGGGCGAATCTGATCCGGCCGCGTTCGCCGCTGCCGTCGCCACGATGCGCCCGGCGGGCGAGGAATACGAACCGCAGGAATATCCGAAATGGGTCGGCGGCAAGCTGGTGCAGAACGCCGAAGAGGAGGCGCGGGCGGCGCGTGAGCGGCGGGTGCAGTTGGGCATCGAAGAACCGGCTGAGAAACCGGGCGACGATCCGACGCCAAAGGAGCCACCTCCGCAAGAGTCCACACCACCAGCGCCCGAAAAGACGACCCCGCCGGACGAGCCCGAGCCGCAGCCAGCCGCCGCGCAGTCTGCGGTCACTGAGCGCATTGCCGCGCTGGAGGGATCGCTGTCGGAGATCAAGCTGATGCTACGCGCTCTGACACGGTCGGCGGCAGAAGCCGACCAGCCGGTGCAGGTGCTGGCGGCTCAGGGCCCGGGGCCGCAATCCGCGCCGGTTGCGCCGCCTTGGGACGAACCCGCCGGTGCCAATGAACCGACCGACGTGACGGCGGAAAAACCCCCCGAAATAGCGGAAAAACCCCCCGAAAAGACTGCAAAACCCGAGAAAAATGCGGTCGCAGCACATGACAAACCCATCAAACAGCGCAAGGCCCGCCCGCCCTCAAAGCGCAAGATGGAGGAGCAGCACCGCGCGCAGGACGCCGCCCGCCGGGTCGCCGCGGTCATGCACCCCTCGCACGCGCACTGATCGGCGGTCTAAGCAACGATGACCACCGCGCTTGATCTGATCCAGGACAGCCTCGAAATGCTCGGCGTCTACGGCCCGGGCGATACCATCAGTGCGGCCGACCTCGACCGCTCATTGACCGCACTGAACGACATGATCGACTCGTGGTCCAACGAGTCGATGACGTGCTTTGCGTGGCAGCAACTGAGCTTCGCGCTGCAACCCAACATCACGCAATACACCTGCGGCACCGGCGGCTCGATCAGCACGATCCGCCCGCTGCGGGTGTCCGACGCCGCAGGGTCCGCCTACCTGCTCGATGCGGACAACAACAAATACCCGATGGACGTGCTGGGTCAGCTCGCGTTCAATCTGCGCACCACGGCGGCAGTGAGTTCCAATCTGCCGGACACGCTGTTCTACGATCCGCAGTTTCCGCTTGGGATCGTCAACATCTGGCCGACGCCCTGCCAGGTTTATCAGTGCTATTTCTACTCGTACCTGCAACTCGGCGACTTTCCGACGCCCGAAACCAACGTGTTGCTGCCGCCCGGCTACAATCTGGCGATCAAGACCAATCTGGCGATCGCACTCAAGCCCTATTTCACCGCCGCCCAGCTTGATCCCATCGTGGTCAGCCGCGCGGCGGAATCGAAGGGCAACGTCAAGCGCAACAACAACCGCACGCAGCGGTCGGTGTTCGATCCGGAAATCATCGCCCGCGGGCAATCGACCTATAACATCAGAAGTGACCGGAACTACTAGCGTTTTGAATGGGTTAACGTGGCGCAATCCCCGATCCTCGGCGGCTTCTCCAGGTCGCGCTCAACTTCGGCCAGCGATAACGAGGCCTACAACCTGTATCTGGAAGTGATTGAAACCAAGGACGGCAAGGTTCCCGGCGCGCTGTATCTGACCGCCGGGCTCGACCTGATCGGCACCCTCGGGCCCGGCCCGGTCCGCGGCGTGAAACGCCTCAAGGACGTGCTCTACGTGGTGTCCGGCAACGAGGTCTACAGCCTGACACCGAACGGCACCGCCACTCTGCTAGGGCAGGTGGTGATCGGCAGCGCCCCCGTTTCGATGTTCGAGAACGGCCAGCAGATCATGATCGTCGATGGCGTCGGCGGCTGGCTCGCACCCGGCGGCTATCCGGTCACCGGCGGCACTATCACCGGCCAGACGACCAATCCCTCGACCGGTGCGAAGGTGACCCTGACCGGCCTCGCCGGCGGGCTCTATGCGGTGGATGACACGATCACCCTGCAATCGGCAAGCGGCACACAGACCAGCTATCCAATCCTCACCGTGACCGCGGTCGCCAACAATCCGGTCACCGTCTACACGCTGGTCAATCCCGGCACGACATACGCCAGCACGGCCAGCGCCAGCACCACCGGCATTAACGGCCAGGTCGGCGCCGGTAGCGGCCTGACCCTCAATGTCACCGCAGCCGACGGGGTTGTGACGGCGGCCACGGCCGCCGCAGGCGGCGCCGGCTATGCCGTGGGTGACACCGGGCTGATCAATGTCTACTCGGAGGATGCCGTCTACCAGGTGACCGCCGAAAGCGGCGGCGCCGTCAGCGCCGTGCAGATCATCTACGGCGGGACCGAGTACGGCACCGCCAGCGCCCAGGCGACCAAGGCCGCCCCCGGCGTGCCGGCCAGCGTCGGCACCGGCCTGACGTTCGCTATCACCGCCAGTTCGGGGCCGATCACCGCCTCATCGATCGTCAGCGGCGGCAAGAACTACGTCATCGGCAATGTGGGCAAGATCAACGGCGGATCCGCCGATGCGATCTACCGGGTGAGCGCGGTGGGCGCGACCGGCATGGTGACCGGCTTCACCGTCACCCAAGGCGGCACGGTCAACGACAAGGCCGCCACCTTCACACAGAAATCGACCTCGGGATCGGGTGCGGGCCTGACCCTGACAGCCCCGACTTATGGCGCGTGGCTGGGCCTCGTGCCGGTCATGCTGCCGTTCGCCAACCCCCTTGTGGGGGGCATCTCGGACGGCTTCGGCGTGCTGGTGTTCCAGGGCACGCAGTATCTGGCCTCGTCCGACGAACTGGACCTCTCGACCTGGGAAGCGCTGGCCTACGGGGTGTCTGACTCATCGCCCGATCAGTGCATGTCGCTCGCGGTGATCCATGACGAAATCTACCTGATCAAAGAAAAGCATACGGAGATCTGGATCGATGCGGGCCTCGTGCCGTTCCCCTTCCAACTGGTCACGTCGGCGCGGATGGAGTCTGGCACCATCGCGCCGTTCTCTGCGGCGGCTCTCGGCGAACATCTCTTTTTCCTGTCGCGCAATGACCAGGGCCAGGGCATCGTGGTGCGCGCGCAAGGCTACAATCTGGTGCCGGTTTCGACGCAGGCGCTGATTGCTGAATTTGACACCTATCCGAACCTCGGCGATGCCATCGGCTACGGCCGCCAGCAGGGCGGGCATCAGTTCTATGTGCTGACCTTCCCCGAGGCGAACAAGACCTGGGTGCATGACCTGACCGCGAGCGAGATGGCCGGGTTTCCGCTGTGGCACCGGATCGCCGCCTGGACCGACGGGGCATGGAACCGCCACGCGGGCAACTGCTTCACGCCCTGGCAGGGCGCGGTCACGCGGGTCAACACCACGACCGCCTATCAGGCGCAGTCGGTCAAACTGACCACCGAGACGCTGGCCACGGCATCGGGGCTGGTGGGGCTGCCGACAGCGTTCTTCAGCGCGGTGTTCTCGGTCTGGCTCAATCTGCCCGACACCGGCGCGGCCGGTGTGGTGTTCTCCAATCAGGGCGGATCGGCAACACCCGGCTTGTCCCTCACCATCAAGAACGACGCCGCCGGATCGCCGCAGATCACGGTCGAGGCGTGGGACTCTGCTGCCGCGCCGATCGTCGCGGCAACGTATGATTTCACCAATTGGGTCGCCTGGGTGAACATCCTGATCTCGATCGACACCGCCACGCAGCAGTTGCAGGTCTACGCCAACACGCTGGTTGCCAACGTGCTGACCGAAACGCTGCTGACGGCGGCCTCGATCACGTGGTCATCCTCGCACGCGATTGCGCCAGCGGCCACGCAACCGTGGTCACTGGTGGCGGTGGCATGACCACACGTAGTGGGAATAGGTATTAAACCATGGGTATCTACTTTGTCGGGGCCGAGGATTGTGACTTCCTGAATTTTGGCGGTGGGGTGGTCACCACCGATGGCAGCCATTTCCGTTCCGCCTATGCCCGATGCGCCTTGCAGATCAACGTCACGACACCGACGAGTTATGGGCTGTCGTCCTACTGGGCGTCACCAACTGGTGCTTTTACGCAATCGTCATTCTGGATGACCGCCCGCTACTACGACGCTTCAATTTCAAATGGAGGCGATGCTGGCTATCTCGTCCGCTGGAATGATTCCTCCGGGAACGCCCGCCTCCTCGTCGGCTATGACTGTCAGAGCAATGACACCGGACCATCGACGTGGCTGTATCAATTAAAAACCGTGGACAGTTCAGGGAATGTCACCATCCTCGCCAATTCGGTAGCCGGTATCAACAGTGGCTATGTCGCCAAGCTGGATTTTTATGTCGATTATGCCAGTGCCGGCTCATTCCAAATGTATGTTGATGGCGTGCCGTTCCTCTCCTACACCGGCAACCTCACCACCAACGGGCTGACCACGTTGGCTGGCTTCAATCTCGGGCAATCCACACAGGGTAATGATAATGCGGGAATCGTGGCATGGTCGGAAGTGATCGTATCGTCATCAGACACCCGCTCCATGTCGCTTGAGACGCTTCCGCCGAATGGACAGGGCGCGACCTCGCAATGGACCGGTGATGCGACCGGCAATTCCGTCAATGAAGTGGTGCTGAATGACAGCAGCGGGATCTCCTCGGACACCGCCGATCAGATCGAACTCTTTACCCAGCCCGGCACCTCTGTTGCCCCGTTCATCGCCGCCGTCGCTGTTACCGCCAGGGCGATGACGGCGTCCGGTGCCCCGCAGAACATTGGTCTCCTGCTCCGTTCGGGCGGTGTCACCGGCAGCTCACCGCCAGAGGCACTGGCAAATTCGTTTGGCTTCCATCAGTACATCTGGACGACCGATCCCGCGACCGGAAATCCCTTTGCCAGCCTCTCTACCGTGCAGACTGGCATTGAAAGCCTGGCGTAATGACCGGCGTTGGCGTCAGCAAACTCAACACCTACGCCGCCATCGTTCCGCAGATCACAAGTCTGTCGAAATTCAACACTTACATCATCGGCAGCACCATGGCGCCGCCACCCGTCACAATCGCCGATCTGTTCTTCACGCCGACCGCGGAATTCGTCGATCTGACCGTGCTGGCGAACCGCCGCGCCTTCATCTCGGCCGCCGGCGGGGCACAGCTCCTTAGAGCGGACGGATCAGCCCCGTTCGGCGTCACCCCGCCGGTGTTCCTCACCTCGAACGGCACGCCTGCCACCTTCGCCGACAACAACGGCCGCGGCGGCGCCTTCTCGATCTCGGGCGGGACTCTGACAGCAGGCCCATCCAACCCGCCCGGATCGTCGCAGACCGTCGTCACGTCGCAACAGAACTCGCCCGGCGCCGGCGTGCTGGGCGACTACGCCTCGGGCAACCTCTATGCGTTCAATGTCAACAGCCTGACCGACAACGGCATCCGCCGCCGCTGGCTCCGCCGCTGGCGGGCGCTGCCCAAAGCCAGCATGGCCGCTGACCGGTTCTACTCGCTGTCGGTGGCGATGCAGACCGGCCAGGGTGTGCCGAACGGCGTCGAACCGCAGGTGGTGCTGCGGTGGAGCGATGACGGCGGGCGAACCTGGTCCGATGAACGCATCGTCGCGGCCGGGCCGCTGGGTGCGACGACGCAGACCGTGAAGTTCAACCGGCTGGGCGCGACGCGGCGGTTTGGCGGATCGGACAGGATTTTTGAACTGTCATCCTCGGACCTGTTCCTGGTAGCGATCCTGGACGCAGATGTGGACGTCGGATGATGCCAATCCCGTTTCTGATCACCGGACTGCCGCGCTCGCGGACGGCCTGGATGGCGGCGGCGGCGTCCAACGACCTGTCTATCTGCATCCATGAACCGCTGCGCTATGTCGAACGCTGGCAGCATGTGTTCGAGACCGTATGGGGCATGTCGGGTTTCCGGTATGTCGGCGCCTCTGACCATGGCCTGGGCTTCCATCTGCCTGAAATCTTCCGGCGCCTGACCCCGCGCACCCTGATCATCGAACGCCCGATCGCCGAGGTCGAGGCGTCGCTCGCGCGGATCGGCATTCCAGGGAGCAATTTCTGCGAGCTGCTGATGGAGGCGCTGAACGGGTTTGATCATCCACTGATCATGCGCGTGCCCTATGCCGATCTGGCGGACACAGAGGTCGTGGGGCGCTGCCTTGCCCACCTGATGCCGTTCAATCCCGTCTCAGCGGCGCGCATCGAGGCACTGCAGAAGATGAATATCCAGGCACCGAACCTGAATGCGGTGGTCGCGGAGGGCATTCGGCGCGGCCAGCAAGGCGATGCCGCCGCGCTGGTCGGTGAGGATGTTGTGGCGCGGATCCGCCTGCATTGACCGAAAAGCCCGTCATCCTCGCCCCGCGCGAGCCGCTCGTCGACCGCTCCGGCCAGATTTCGCGGTCCTGGTGGCGCGCATTGAACGGGCTGTTTGAGCAGTCCGGCACCTTGGCAAAGGCGCTGGTAACCAATCCCTCCGCGGTGCTGGCCTCGGTCGACGTCAGCAGCGGCGGCACGATTTCCGCACCCGACCTCGCCGCGAAAAGCCTGATCGGCAATCCGGCCGACACCACGGCGCAACCCGTGGCAATCGCGGTATCTGACTCGTTCGCGCTCAATTCCGGCACGCTCGATCTCGCCTCGCTGGCGGCTGGCACGCTGTCGGGCAACGGCGGGCTGTTCAGCGCCCCACCCGGGGCTGTCAGGGTCGGCAGCAACCTCACCCTCGCCAACGGCACGCTCGACGTGTCCTCGACCAGCGACATGACAGACCAGACCTATGCCTATTCGATCCGCGACACGCGCGGGCCGGTCAACACCGCCGACCGGGCTGCGGCCGATGCGCTGACCCTCGCACTGCTGGGGGGATCGACATCATCACCGAGCGCGGCGCCGATCACCGTGGCCGCCGACAGCCTGTTCGGTAACGCCGGCACGGTGGCCGCCAGCGGCAGCAGTATCGCCGTCGGCACCGGCCTGACGCTCTCGCCCGCCGGCACGCTCTCGGCCACCGGCGGCGGGATCTACGCCCCGCTGGTCAACGGCGACCTGCCAAGCCCGGGGCTGATCGCCGATCCGTTCGGCCAGTGCATCATGGTGCAAATCCGATGACCTCCAGCATTCTCACCGACTATCTCGGCCAAGGGCCTGCGGCATCGCGGCCGGCGACGCCACCGATCGGCACTGCGGCGCTGGCGTTCTACTACGCCGACGATACCGGCGTGCTGTCGCTGTGGGACACCGCGACCAGCGCCTGGGTAACGGCGGGCGGCGCCGGCCTGTCGACCTCCAACACCTGGACGGCGGCACAGATCGGCGCCGTCGTGACGCTGACCGACGGCGCGACGATCACCGCGAATTTCAGTCTGGGCAACAACTTCGCGGTCACGCTTGGCGGTAACCGCACGCTGGCCAATCCATCCAGCGTCAATGCCGGGCAGGGCGGGCAGATCGTCGTCACCCAGGACGGCACCGGCGGCCGGACGCTCGCCTATGGCTCGGACTGGAAATTCCCCGGCGGCACGGCTCCTGTGCTGTCGACCGCGGCCGGTGCGACCGACATCCTGAGCTATTACGTCGTCAGCTCGACGTTTATTGCTGTCAGTCCGGCGCTGGCCTTCGCTTAATGGCCGCGCACCGTTACTGGCGGATCAATATAACCGCGGTGCTGCCAAGTGCGACCAACGTCAATCTTGCTGAGATACAAATGGCATCTTCGGTCGGGGGCGCCGATCTGTTCGGCTCAGGCACGGCTTTGGCGTCGTCTACGCAGGGCGGTATCTATGAGCCGTCTGCCGCCTGTGATGGCAATCTAACGACATTCTGGAGCAGTGCGCCCGCGGATTCGTTGCCTCAATGGTGGGGCTATGACTTCGGCGCGGGCAACAGCGTGGTGGTGAATGAGGTTCGGATCTACCCGCTCGACTACAGTAGCGTTCTCTACGCACCCACCGCCTTCACGCTGGACTATTCGGACGACGCATCGGCCTGGACGGCGGTGCAAGCCTTCACCACGGCCGGCTGGTCGGTCGACACGTGGCAGAGCTTTGACGTGACCGTGGCGCCGGCTGCGGTAAGGTTTCGCGGCTTGTTGGGGTTCTAGCGTCGTAAGGGGACTTTCCGTGACCGTTCAAGTCATTCAGATGTTCACCCCGACCGTGCTGACCACCACGGCGGCGACGCTGTACACGGTCGACACCGGCAACGTCGCCACGGTGCTGGCGCGCGGGCGGATCCGCTTCACCAACACCTCGGCGTCGGCGGTGACGGTCACCGCCTACGGTGTGCCAAGCGCCGGCACGGCGGGCAGCGGCAACGACTTCTGCCCGGCGCTGACTGTTCCGCCGAGCAGCAACCTCGACATCGACGTGCCGGTGCTGTCGACCGGCGGGCTTATTCAGGCGCTTGCCTCGACCGCCGGCGTGGTGGTGGCGCACGCGATGGATGGGGTGCTGTTCAGCTAGTGCGTCAACAGGCGGAACAGCACGCCCGCCGTCAGCACGAGGTTGGTGCCGCACATCCAACGCAACAGGTTGATTTCACCGCGGACTTTGGCGAATTCCTGATCCACGCGGGCAAACTTCTGGTCAACGCCAGCAAACCCCTCGCGCATCTCGCCGCGCACCTTGGCGAACTCCTGATCCACGCGGGCAAACCCCTCGCGCATCTCGCCGCGCACCTTGGCGAACTCCTGATCCACGCGGGCAAACCCCTCGCGTATCTCGGAGCGCAAGCCTGAGAACTCTGCGTTGTAAGCGGCCAGTTCCTCCGCCGCCGCGGCGGCTTTCGCCTCTGGCACGTTCGCCGCGAGGAACGCATCCCGGACCGCACCCAACTGCAATGCCATTACGCGAACGCCTCGATAATCAATGGTGCCACGCCGCCAATCCCGTAGTATCGGCACCGTTTCGGTGATTTCACATACCGCGAGGCCGAGGGCACGGCAAATCGCAATAAAGTATGGACCTCGCGCTGTTCAGCTAGAAGTTGTGGGATCGTTGCGGCTCACAGCCCGAGGGTGCTAGTCCTGTCAGTGTCTTAGCGCAGGAAGGTGTGTCATTCCCTACATCGCTGCCTCGATCCTGGGCGCTGGTGCTCTCTCTTCCGGCGGATCACTGCTTTCCGGCCTGATGGGATCGAACGCCTCCAAACAGGCGGCCAACGCGGAGCAATCCGCCTACGCCCGCGCCACCGGGCTTGAGCAGGCCAACTACGAGCAGGCGCAGGGCCAGTTCGCGCCCTATGTGGCGGCTGGCGGCAATGCGCTCAGCGCACTGCAGAAGCTGCTGGGCATCGGACCCGGCACCAGCGGCGGTGCCACCAACCCCATTCTGCAAATGCTGGGCATCGGGGGCGCGGGCGGCGGCGGCACCGGGAGCATCAATCCGGCGACGTTCCAGGCCTCGCCGGGCTACCAGTATGCGTTGCAGCAGGGGATGCAGGGGGTGACCAATCAGGCCGCCACGCAAGGCGGGCTCGGCGGCAATCAGTTGAAGGCGTTGCAAGCCACCGGGCAGGGGATGGCGAACCAGAACTTCAACCAGTATCTGAACAACGCGAACTCTGCCTATCAGGGGCTGGTCGGCAACGTGTCGAATCTGGCATCCAACGGCCAGAACGCGGTCGGCACGCTGGCGGGGCTTGGCGCCAACGTGGGCGCGCTGGAGGGCGCCAACGCGATCGGCGCGGGCAGCGCGCAGGGATCGGGCATCATGGGCTCGGTCAACGCTCTGACGGGCGGGATAAACCAGGCGGTGGGCAACGCCGGCAGCACCGGCATCTACGGCACCGACAACCCCGGTTTGGCGAACAACCAGAACATGATCGCCGCGCTTATGTCGTTGTTCGGCAGCGGCGGGGGCGGGTCGGGCGGATACGGCTCAATGGGCGGCGCGGCCTGATCCATGGGCCTCGATCCGACCCTCGTGCACGGGTTCCAGCCGACGCAGAATGTCGGGCCGAACCTCGGCGGCATGCTGCAAGACGCGAACTCGATGCTGCAAATCGGCGAGCAGAAGCGGGTGTTGCAGCAGCAGAACGCGCTGCGCGGCATCCTGGGGACGCCGGACGCGCTCGATGCGCAGGGCAATCCGACCGACGCCACGCTGAAGCGGGTTTCGGGCGTGGACCCCGCGATGGGCATGCAGTTGCGCCAGAACATGCTGGTCTCGCAGCAGCGGCAGCTTCAGACCGAGTCGATGCAGAGCAAGGCCATGCAGGACAAGATGGAGCTGCTGGCCAAGACGTATGAGCCGATTTGGGACGACTACAATGACGCGATCAAGCATGGCGCCACGCCCGAGGAGGCGAAGCGGGCGGCGCAGGAGGGGGTGACCGAGGGCAACAAATTTCTGACGCAGCACGGGCTTCTGGCGCCGCATGAGGTCGCCAACCTGCCGACTCAATTTGACCCCATCCAGTTCGGGCATTTCATCAAAGGATCGCAGACTTACCGCGAGGATATGACGGCGCGGGCGGCTGCGGAGCAGAAGGCGAGAACCGAGCAACAGCGCGAGCGGCAGCTCGATATTGAGCAGCAGCGGGCGGATCAGGAAAAAAGCAAAGAACAGCCCACAATGGGGCCTGATCCAAATGACCCGAGCAAGCTGGTGCCGGGTGTCGTGCGGAGCAACGCCGGCAGCAACGACCCGCCGGTCTTCATTCCTTATCCGACCGGCGTGCAGGCGCCGGCCGGCAAAACCGCCCCAGCAGGATCAGTTGCGGCGGAGCGGTCAACACGGTTCGAGGAAGAAAAGCGCAACCAGCAGGCCGCCGGGACCTATAAGAACGACAGCGGGGTCTACGACGTCGTCGATGCGAAGCTGAAGACGATCAAGGATAACCACTTCCCGCCCGGCACCGCGAAAGTTCTCGTCCAGCGCGCGCTTGCCGGCGATTTTTCAGGCATGACCGGCTTTAGCCGCTCGCCCGGGCTTTTGGTGGAACTCGACACCGAGCTTGCCAAGCAGATGGCGGAGCACGATCCGCCGCTGACCGGCTTGGATCTGGCGCGAATGAGGGCCGGATTTGCCGCCTACACGCAGGGCGTCAAAGCGTTCGAGGCGGGCGGCAAGCTGGAACAGCCGGTGCGCAGCCTGTCGGTCGCGGTGGATCACCTGGACCTGCTGAAACATGCGGCGACGGCGGTTTCCCAGCATGACAGCGCGACGCTCAACAGACTCCAGAACGCGCTGAAGACAGAGTTTGGTTACACCGGGCCACCGACGTTGGACGCGATCAGGGGCACGGTTGCGGCCGAAATCGAGAAGGCCGTATCGGGCAGCGCTGGTGCTGTGTCAGACCGCGAAGACCTGAAGGCCAACCTCAACAAATCGCTGCCCCCTGCCGCGCTGATGAGTGTGATCGACGGCTACGAGGGGCTGATGAGCGGCCAGCTTGGCGGCTTCCGGAAGACCTATCAACGGCTGCAAGGGATCGAGCAAGGCAGCGGTGAGGATTTTGACAAGAAATTCCTCAGTGACCGGGCGACCGCGGTCCTGACCAGACGCGGACAGATGGGCGCCGCGGGCGGCACGAATGAGAAGCCCCCCGCTGCGACCGCGCCGGCGGCAAAGGCAGATCAAGCCGCGATTGCCGTTCCGACAACGCCGGCCGAACTTGCCGCACTGCCGCCAGGGACCAAATACCGCAGACCGACCGATGCGCCTGGCGTGGTTCGGCATGCGGCGGCGGCGACTGCGACGCCGGAGGCGGCCAAGCCAGCCGCCGCGGCGCCCGCAGCAGCAGCGGCACCCGCAGCAGCGACGCCGGCAGCCGCGCCCCCGCCCGGAGCCTACACGGTGCCGAAATCTCGCGCGGACGATCCGGACGGCACCACTTACAACAACGGCAAGCTGGTCAAACAGGGTGGCTTCATCGTGCCGGTGAAACCGGCCGAGGCCGCACGCAAGGATGCAACGCCGCCTGCGGGCGGTCGACCGCTGCCGAAGTCGCGGGCCAGCGATCCCGACGGCACGACCTATAACGACGGAAAGTGGGTCAAGCGGGGCGATTTTGTCGTTCCTGTAGGAGCACAATAATGCCACTCGACGGTGCTGATGACGGCGCATGGCTGGTGCCGGATAAGCCGGTTGGCAAAGCACCGCGAGCGCCGGACTTCGACCTGATCCCCGACCCGCCGGCGAAACAGGCGGCAGCGGATGATTCGGGGGATTGGCTCGTGCCGGATCGGCCGCGAGCGGCCGTCGCGCAACCGGCGGCGCAGCCAGCCGCACTCGCACCGGCACAGCCCGCAGCGCGCCCTGCATCAGCACAGACAGCCCCGGTTCAGCAGATGCCGCCGCTCGATGAGTTGGGTATCGGCCAACTCGGACCGCAAACCGGCGCACCGCCAGGGCAGAAACCGGTCGAGGTGGGACAACCGGGCGTCAATATGCTCGCCGCGATCGCGCAGGGCGCCAAAGCGGGCTGGCAGGGCGGCGCGTTCCAGGAACAGCCGGGCCTGGTTGACGCTGAACTTCAAACCCTGAAAACGCCGGTCTATGGCTCCGGTCCGACGGCTATGCCGGGCTTCGCTGCTGTCCCCGCCGTGACTGGCCTAGCCGGGCACGTCATCAACCAAGCGCTCGGCGCACTCGGCGGTGGCTTCACGTCTGGCGTCGTGCAAGCTGGCGAAGAAGTCGGGCCGAAACTGGGCGGACCGCAACTCGCACGAGACTATCTCGGCTACCTACAGGCAATCGGCAATGAGATCGGCATGGGGGGCGTGTTCGCGCCCAAAACGATAGCCGAAGCGGAATCAGGTGCGAACACGCGGATCTTCCGGGGTGGAAGCCCCGGGCCAGGCGATTCGCCTGGGCGGGTGCTCAATTGGGATGTGATCGAACAACGGCCGCCGGCGCCGCCAGCGCGTTCTGTGCCCGGCGTCAAACGGAGCGAAGTAGACATTCAGCTTGAGTCTGATGCGTTCCTGATCGCCCATCCTGAAACCGCGGCGATCTACGACAAATACCATGGCGAAGGTGCCGCACAGAAGGTGCTCGACGCCGCTGCCAAGAAGCCCGAGGGCGGCAAGCCGCAGGCGACGACGCCGACTGCCGCGAGCGCGGCCCCCGCGAAACCAGCCGAAGAACCGCCGAAACCCTCTGCGTCCGACGATACGGTTAAAACAGCCACCAAACCCACCGGTCCAACGGCGCCCAAAATCCGCACGATCTCGCAAATCCAGAAGGAAGACGGCGTCGGCTACAACGAGGCGGCGCGCCGCCGGGATGCTGAAAAGCTGGTGGCACAGCTGGTCTCGTCCGCCGCCGCGCCGACCGCAGCAGATGCAGGCACCCCTGCGCCGGATGGTGCGCCTGCCGCTGGCGACACCGGAACTGTGACCACTAGCGAAACACGACCCACCAAACTTAAACCGGGGCAACGATTTCACGAGTACCCGGACTCCGCGCTTGTGGCTGATGGGCTGCGTGAAGGCGACGAGATAACCACCAGCGCAGGAGATAAATTCACCGTACTTGGGGTCTTCGCCCATAACAGGAATCGGCCTGACTTGGGCAACAGGATCGACATCCGCTGGGATAATGGAAAAGAAGTCTCCTTCAAACCACGCGACCTCGAATCCGTCCTCGTGCCGCACTATTATTACGACGCCAACACTGGCGAGCGAAAGCTGGGCGAGGGAGCGACGATCCAGCGGGCCAAGGCTGCGGCCGAAGACGCGGCTACTGGCGGCAAGGGCACGTCCGATGAACCGCCTGTGGCGACGGCCGCCGATTCCGCCACCACGGCACCGGCCCCGGCAGATGCAGGCACCGCACCGCCCGCTCCTAGACCCGTCAGCCAGATCCAGGCCGAGGACGGCGTTCCGCTCGGGACGGCGGTGCAAACCCATGAGGCGGAGAAGCTGGCAGCCGAACAGGCGCTCACCACAACCGAACAGCCCAAAGCCGATGAGCCCGACCTCGAAAACGCCCATGAGGGACCATGGGAAGCCGCCGGCACCAACGCCGAGGGCGAGACGGTCTACCGCAACCCCAAGGGCCGGCTGGCGACATTCGATGCCGGCGTGCCGTGGCTGGGTGCGGCGGACGGCTCGGACGACGACAACAAGCGGCTGAAGGTGGTCAAGCCCGTTGAGGCGGCGGCGGCACCAGAACCCCGCCCGGTCGAGCAGATCCAGGCCGAGGACGGTGTTGGCCTCGGTGCTGCGGTGCAGACGCACGAGGAGGAGAAGGAAGCGGCGAAGAAGGCTGAACAGGAGGCGGCAGGCGAAACCGAAAAGCCCGAGAAGAAGCCCGCGGCGAAGAAAGCCAAGCCCGCCGCGGCCGAACCGGAGGATGAGGCGCCCGCCGAACCGGCCGCCGAACCATCCGGCGATCAAAAGACTCCGGGAAAATCCGGGATTAAAGCGAACGAGAAACCGCAACAAACGCAGCCCGCCCAGTCGCCCTCGGGCTCCTTAGTGATGGCGCCGATCGGGGACGACTATTTCCCGCCCGTCCAGTCGGGGCAGAAGTTGCGCACACAATCGGGCCGCGACATCACGGTCCCGACGTTCAGCAGCGGGTCAAACCGGGCGGACAATCTCGCCCGCCGCAAGCTCAACGCCTGGCTGGCGGACGAGACGCGCAAGGAAGTCGCCGCGAGCGGGGCTGACAGCTATCTGGCCGGCATTGTGGCCGGAATGAACCCCAAGAACATGTCGCAAACCGACCGCGACACCGCGAGCGATATCCTGTTCGGGGCGGATGGTCCGAAAGCCGCTCCCAAGGCGGAACCGGCCAAGAAACCGGCGGCTGCACCCGAAGCCGCAGCGCCGGCGACGCCGGTCACGAAACCCTTCACGTCGCAAGACATCGGAACGAAGGTGCGGCCGAAGCCGGGCAGTGGCCTCGATCCGGTCAAGAACGCGGGCATTATCTCGCACGTCCAGACATCGCCGCAGGGGCCGAAAATTTCGGTCAACGGCGGCCCGCACTTCCTGGGATCGGACTTCGAGCGCGTGCCGGAAGCGATCCCTGTGACACCCGAGGCGCTGCACGACCGTATCATCGCCCAGCTTCAGGCCGACACCAGGCTGCAAGCGGTTTTGTCGAACGCCGAGGAAAGCCCCGATGGCGCGCGCGAGACGGTTCGCAAGGCATACCGCGCCGCGCTGGGCCAGATGCTGGCCGACGCGGATATGCCAGACCTGCACGCTATCGCTGCCGCGTCGGATGCGTTGCGCGACAGGCCGATCGGCATGGATGACGTGCGCGAGATCACGGCGGCCCGCCCGGGAGCCGCACCCGAACCGGCTGCAGAAGCCACCGGCACGCCGACCACCGACGCGAAACCCGCCGCACCCGCGCCAGCCGCAACGCGCACGATCACACCCGAAGAGCCAACTTACGATCCCAAAGACGAAGATCAGCGGAACGCCCCGGTTGGGGAGTTTGGCTGGAGAGACCTCGGGGGAGGATACGATTATCGCTTTGGCGAAACGGGTGATGATCGTGTCCGGCGCCGATTTATCCAGGTCAGAATTCTCGACAACTACAACGACCCAACCGATTGGTTCACTTGGAACACGGTTCGCGCGGAATCGCTCGACATGACACTTCAGGCGCCCCTGGTGCACAGCTACGTGCGCAAGGGTCGGGACGGCGAGATGGAGCCGGATGAGGTCTGGCCGGAGCACGGCCCGGAGATCGAGCACCGTTTACGCGAAGCGGCGAAGCAACAAGGTGACCAGCAAGGTCTACCCGCACCTGATTTGCAAACGCCGGGCGGAAGCGCCATATCGGAAACTCAGGAGTCCGCAGATGGCGATCGACCCGACAGTGCTGAAGTGGGTGAACCGACAGGTGGCGGACCTCGCGCATCGGGGGCTGGTGCCCGGAAGCCCAAGGGAAACCGACCTGCTGCAACACTGGCTCCAGAATCGGCCGAAGATGATGCACCGGCTGGACTCAGCGGGGATGGCGGAGAAGCTGGCGTTCGTCCTGGATCAGAAGCGGTGGGAGGCGCGCCAGCAGTACATAGCGGCGGGGATGCCGCCACCGGACGCGGAGGAACAGGCGATGAGGGAGTGGTGCCTGATGGAGCCGGAGGACGAACCCCAAACCCAGCCGTTACCCGCCCCAATTTCCACATTGACGACCCAAAGCGAATAATCGGCGGCACTGGACCTAAGCAGCGTTTCGCCCGCAACCGGGCCGCTTTAAAGGCGCTTGAAGACATCCAGGCAGAAGGCCGCGATCCGACCCAGGAAGAATTGGAGACCATGGCCGGGTTCATCGGCTGGGGCTCGTTTGGCCAGGAGGTCTTCCAGGGCAGTTTCGAACGGCAACCCTACCGCGATGGATGGGAAGAAGAAGGCCGTTGGCTGCGCGAGCACCTGGGCAAAGAGGCGTGGGACAGTGCCCGCGACTCCATCCGCAACGCCCATTACACCGACCCGCCCACCGTCGCCGCGATGTGGGACATGGTTCGCCACATGGGTTTCTGGGGCGGGCGGGTGCTCGAACCGTCCATGGGCGTCGGCAACTTCTTCGGCCTGATGCCGCGCGACCTGATGGGTCAAAGCGATCTGACCGGCATCGAGAAGGAAAAAACCACCGGCGAAATGGCTAAGCTGCTGTATCCGCACGCCGGTATCCACGTGCGGGGCTACGAGGAAAGCAAAACCGCAGATAATTTCTACGATCTGGTTATCGGGAACTGGCCGTTCGCTGCGCAAAGCCCGCCCGACCGACGCTATGACAGGCTCTCGCCAAGCCTGCACAATTACTTCTTCCTCAAGGCGCTGGATCAGGTCCGCCCCGGCGGGCTCGTGGTCGGCATCACCAGCAACGGGACGATGGACAGCGCCGGCCGCGCCGCCCGGCTGGAAATGGCGAAGAAGGGCAAGCTGATTGCCGCGTTCCGCCTGCCGTCTGGCGCGTTCAAGGATTACGCCGGGACTAGCGTCGTCGCCGACATCATCATCCTGCAGAAGCGGGCGCAACCGCTGGCGAATGCCGTCGATGAGCCATGGATCGATGCCACGGAGATGAGCACCGGGCACGGCGACATCCGGGTGAACCGGTATTTCCAGGATCACCCCGAAAACGTGCTGGGCACCCTCGATTGGGGCCACGGCACCACCTCGGGGCGCCCGGGGATGATCGTGCATCGTCCGGACGACCTGGAGCAACGGCTGCAAGCTCTGGCGGCAACGCTGCCAACAGACGCCTATCAGCCAGTGATCCGGGGCAAGGAACCGCGCTTTCTGGTCAACAACACGACCGACCGGCACGGCAGCATCGTCATTGGCGACGACGGCCATCTCTACCAAGTCCAGGGTGAGCGGCTGACCCGGCTTGACGACCTGAAAAGCGGGATGACAACAGGGCCGGCCAAGGTGGTGAAGGCGCGCGAAGATCAGGTTCGCCGCATGGTCGCGATGCGCAAGGCGTATGGCGCGCTGATCGACGCCGAGCGGGACGGCAAGCCGGAAGCCGACACGCTGCGCAAGTCGCTGAAGGCGCAGTACGACCAGTTCCGCGCCGAGCACGGCCCGATCGGTAAATCCGATGGCTTGCGTGTGCTTGACCGGATGAAAGACCCTGGCCGTTCGGCGGTTGAATCGCTGGAACGGCCGGACGGGACGCCTTCACCCATTCTGACCGAGCCGACGGTGCGTTCGAGGCGGAGCCTGGAAAACCCCTCGATCGCCGACGCATTTGTCCTGGCGCGAAACGAGCAGGCAAATTTCGACCTCGACCGCGTCGCCGAACTGACCGCCAAGCCGCGCGCCGCGGTTGAGGATGTGTTGCTCGACCAGGGCGCCATCATGCGAACGCCGGGCGGCGGTTTTGAGGCGACCGACGATTATTTGTCAGGCAACGTCCGGCGCAAACTGCGTGAGGCCAAGGAAGCCCTGGCCGCTGGCGATGAGAAAATGCAGCCGTCGATCGATGCGCTGACCAAAGTTCTGCCGCCAGATACGCCGTATTACAACATCGAGGCGAAGCTGGGCGCCACCTGGGTCGGCGATGACGCCTACCGGTCGTTTATCGGCGACCTGTTGAACCTGACACCCGATCAGCGCGCGGGCGTCGATGTCCGCTTCACCGGGAGCCGCTGGCGGGTGCGGTTCGGTGACCGTGCCATCAACGGCAAGGCCGAGGCCAGGACTGTCCACGGGCACGAAGATTACCCGTTCAACCAGTTGATCATGGCGGCGATGGGCAACCGCTCCGTCAAAATCACGTACCGGGACGATGACAACGTCAAGCACACCGACGACAAGGCGACCGAAGAGGTCAACGCCAAAGTCCAGGATCTGAAAGAGAAGTTCACCGACTGGGCGTGGTCGGACCCGGAACGCAAGGTGGCGTTCGAACAAGCCTTCAACGAGACGATGAACGCCATCGCCAAGCCGCGCTTTGACGGCTCGTTCATGGATATGTCGGGGATGGCGCTGCGCCGCGGCAATGACCCGTTTTCCATGCGGCGGCATCAGCTTAACGCCATCTGGCGCGGCGTGGCGCTTGGGCGCGGACTGTTCGCCCATGAGGTCGGCACCGGCAAGAGCTACACCATGGCCGGGATCGCTGTTGAAGGCCGCCGCTATGGCAAATTTCGCAAGCCCGTGGTGTTCGCGCACGGCGCCAACAGCGCCGCCGTCGCCCAAGAGTTCCAGGACATGTATCCGGGCGGCAAGTTCTTCTACATCAGCACGCTAAAGCCCGACCAGATCGCCACCAGCCTGCGCCGCATCGCCAACGAGGACTGGGATGCGGTGATCATGCCGCACAGCCTGATCGACCGCATGGCGCTGACCAAGCCGACCCTGGTGGCATTGGCGGCGGAGCAAATTGCCGAACTGGAAAACGCGGCGATCGAGGCGGCGGCGGAAGATGACATTACGCTTACGCCCGAAGAAATTTACAGCCTGATCGAAGAGTCCAAAACGGACAAAAAGGCGATGGGCCGTCTGCGCAGCCCGACCGCGAAGGATGTTGTCCGGCAAATCCAGTCGCTTCTGAACAACATCGAGAAGCAGGCCAGCCGTGCCTCGAAAGAGGACGCCGTGCCGTTCGAGCAACTGGGCATCGACGCAATTCTTGTCGACGAAGCGCACGAGTTTAAAAAGCCGCCGTTCGCCACGGCGATGAAGATGCGCGGGCTGAACACCCAGTCCAGCGACCGCTCCATCGCGCTGGACTTCCTGACCAAATACGTCAAGGCCAACAATGCCGGGAAGGGCGTGTTCCTGTTCACCGGGACGCCGGTGACCAACACGTTGAACGAAATCTTCAACATGGCTCGCTACTTCATGGATGACCGGATGGCAGATGCCGGCATCAAGGAGTGGGACGCATGGTTTAACACTTTCGCCGACGCGACCAACGACATCGAACTGACCAGCACCGGCGAGATTGAGCCGGTGAAACGGCTGGCCGCGTTCAACAACGTCGATGAACTGGTGCGCCAGATGTCGGAGTTTGTTGACGTCGTCCAGGCCAAGGACATGCCCGAGTTCAAGCCGCGACCGACGCCGTCGGGCAAGACCCTGACATCGCCCGACCTCACCGCGGAAGAGCTTGATTTCCTGATGAACGGCCGGACCCTCAAGCCCGAGGGCCGCCCCTACGTCAAGGTGATGACCGACGTCGGCGAGATGTCGCCCGCCCAGGTGGACATCCTCGACGAACTGCGTGAACTGGCCCGAGAGTTCAAGACTGCTGACGGGAAGCAGAAAAAGGAGTGGATGCAGGAGGGTGACGAGCGGGTGCCGATCCGCATCGAAACCAACTCCGCCAACACTGGTATCGACCCGAGGCTGTACAACCCGGACGCGCCGGACACCGAAGACAGCAAGATCAACCGCATTGTGCGCAACGTGCTGCGCCACTATGGCGAGCCGGACGCCGCGCAGGCGATCTTCCTCGATCGCGGCTTCAATCCTGTGAAGTCGTCCGAGGGGCGGGCGAGCCGTTTCGTGGTGGTCGATGAACTGATCGCCAAGCTGGTCGAGGGGGGCATCCCGCGCGAGCAAATCGCCGTCGTCGCAGGCGGGATGAAAGCGGAGAAGAAGAAAGAGATCGCCGACGGCATGAACTCGGGCAAGTACCGGATTGCCATCGGCCAAAGCGGCACGTTGGGCGTTGGCGTGAACATGCAGGAACGGCTGCGCGCCATCCACCACTTTGATGCGCCCTGGCGTCCGGGCGATCTGGAGCAGCGCAACGGCCGCATGAACCGCCAGGGCAACACCTGGAACATGGCCTACGAATACCGCTACGTGACCGAAGGCATCGACGGCCGCCGCTGGCAGGTTCTTCAGGTTAAAGACAAGTTCATCAAGGCGTTCATCGCCGCGTTCAACGACACCAGCGGCAAGCGCATCGGCAATATTGAGGGCGATGCGGCGGATATGTCGGAAGATGAGGACTTCTCGAAGACCTTGTCGGCCGCTGCCGGCGATCCGAGGATTATGATCAGGGCCAAATACAAGGCCGATGTGGAGCGTTTGCAGCGCCGCGAGCGGTTGCACACCAGGGGTCAGGCCGAGGCGATACAGCTTGCCCGCAGTCGGCGGCCGATCGCCCAGCGTTTGCAAGAGCAGGCCGCAGCGCAAGGCCGTTACGCCGATCGCTGGGAAGCATCGGTTGCCCGTGCGGCGAAGGCTGCGGAGGCCGATGGAGACGACCGCAAGTGGTATGAGATTGACGGCGACAAAGCCCAGGCGGCGGCCAAAATCGCTAACCTGGAAACATCGCTCGCGGGTTGGGACGATCAAATCGCCAAGGCGCGGAAGGCGCTGCAAGAGGCGAAGACGGCAAACAATCGGTTCGAACATATCGAACGGCGCCTTGACCGGCTGATTGGCGCCAAAAACCGGGCGCAGGCCGCTGTTGAGACCGTCAGGTCCACCGGGCGCTGGTTTGATACCGGCGCCGATCTTCAGGATACGCTTGACAAGGCGATCACTGAGGTCGCCAGGGGCGAGAAGCGGAAACTCGCGACCGTGGGCGGTTTTGATATCGTCGGTAACTGGAGCAGCCCGTTCAACTTCTTCGAGGCGCCGCGCATTGAGATCTACGACCCCGCAAGCGGGGAAGTGGTAGACTGGGTAACCGGATTGACGGTGCTGCGCATCGCCAATGAACTGAACCAGCGGCGCCAAAAACAACAATCCTGGGCGACTGACGCCGCCGAGAAAATGGCGTCGATCCCCGCGCTGGAAGCCGCTGGCAAGCAGGATTTCCCGCAGCAGGAAAAGCTGACCAAGTTGCGCCAGCAGCTTGCCAAGCTGGAAGACGACCTACAGGCCAATCCAAACCCGCCGCCGTCCTGGCTGCGCAACGGCGCGCCGATCGACACCGATATCTACGTGGATGGAGAGCCCCGCACGGTGCGTGGGCATCGGGTGGTGGACGACTATTTCCTGGTCACCGACGAGGGCGAAGTGCCCTACCTGGCGGCGATGGACGCCAACGGGCTGCGGATGTTCACGGTTCACGAGCCGCCGCAGGTCGTGTCGCGGGAAACGCCAGACTGGGTGAAGCCGCATCTCGAAGCGACCAAGGGCGTCTCCGAGGGTGACCCGCATGTCTGGCACGGCGAACTGGTCTGGCACAACCGCGACCTGGCGCTGATAAGGGGCACCACGAACCTGTGGGGGCCGGACGAAACGGCGTTCCTGGGGTTCAAGAAGGGCGTTCCTGCCGAGCCGGGCCGCAACCTCATCGGCATGATGTCGCCGAAGGGTTTCAAGCCGCAGGAGTGGGAGCGGCTGGGTGAAGCGCGCGACGACTACGTTGCCCGCGAGGCGAACAAGGCGGCGCTGGCGGCCGCGGCACAGCCGACGCCCGCGAGCGGGTTCCAGCCGACGCCGGGCCTGGACTGGACGGTGGATGAGACTGAGCGTTGGGTGCGCGGGCTGCCGCGGGGCGGGCTGGCCGAGGGATCTGGGGGCATCTCCGTGCCGCTCTACAGCGCGGTGCAGCGGGCGGCCGACGCGCTGAAGCAGGCCAAGGGCACCGGCCAGCAGATGCTGGCGCAGATCGTCAAGACGCCCGGGGTGAAGCCGGAAGAGATCGAGTGGATGGGGCTCGATGATTGGCTGAAGTCGCAGCCCAGCGTGACCAAGCAGCAGATCCAGGATTTCGTCGCGGCGAACCGGCTGGAGGTGCGGGAAGTCACCAAAGGCGACTATCGGGCCCGGCTTGAACCGGCGCACACAGCGGTCAGTGAAGCTGCCGACCGGCGACAGATCGCGGCCGAACGGCTGGAGCGCGGCGTGGATCAGAACGGCTACACGGTCGAGATCGACGGCGAGCGCTTGTATCATGACGAGATCATGCGCGGGCTTGCTGATGGCGCAATCAAGCCGGGCGATTTGCCCGTGGCGCACGGGTTACGTTCCCGTGCCGCGCTTTTTGTCGAGGCTGTCGCCGACGAAGCGCAGGCCGAGGCCAAGCTGAAGCAGGCGCAAGAGCGGGTCAGAGCCAACCCAGACCCAACCAAGTTCGGAGGCTGGCTGGCGCCGTTCCAGCCCACGGACCAATACCGCGAGATCGTATTCACTTTGCCGGCGCCAGAACCGTCGCCTGCTGGCGACATTGAGAGGCTACAGAACGGTAAGTTTCGGGTTACTTACGGCGGATCGGGTGACGTGTTTGCTACGCGGGCTGAAGCCGAAGCGGAAACCCGGCGACTGGGCGAAATCTTCAACAAAACAAATGATTCACGGGTTTTTCGTGGTGGGCATTGGAGCGAACGGAACGTCGTGGCGCATGTCCGCTTCGATGTAGTCGAGGCGCCGGACGGCGCGCGCGTGCTGATGGTCCACGAGGTGCAAAGCGATTGGCATCAGGCGGGTCGAAAGAAAGGCTACCAGACTGGCGAAAAGCCCAAGGGCGCGGGCAATTTCATGGACTGGACCGCGCGCCAGGGGATCAGCGCGGACGACGCGGGCCGGATCTGGGAATACCGAGAAAAGGGCGACCCCAACACGCCTGACAACGTGATCTACGCGCGCTGGCGGCAAGAGAGCGACGCGGCGATCGCCGCCATCGATCGCTGGAACCATGCGGTGCCGGATGCGCCATACAAGACCACGTGGCCTACGCTGGTGATGCGGCGGACGATCAAATACGCCGTGGACAACGGCTTCGACCGGATCGCGTGGTCGCCGGGTGCGGTGCATGCGGATCGCTACGACCTGTCCAAGCAGATCAGCCGCGTCGAATATGACCAAAGCCCCAACAACCCCGAGGGGGGCTCATTCAAGGCGTTCGATAAGAGCGGCAGAGCGGTTATCAACCGCTACGCCAAGACGGCCGAACTGCCAGACATGATCGGCAAGGCGGCGGCTGACAAACTGCTGGCGCAAAAGCCCGAAGGCGACGGCATCACACGGGGCAACAGTCTGAAGCGAACGCTTCGCGGCCTCGATCTGAAAGTCGGCGGCGAGGGGATGACCGGCTTCTACGACGACATTCTGCCCAAGACGGTGCAGAAGATCGTCGGCAAATACGGCGCCAGGGTGGGCAAGAGCGAGATACCGACGGGCGGCGGCAATGCTGCGGCGCGTGCCGAGTATGCCCAGGAGATTGAGGACATCGAGGCCGCTATCGTCCACAACGAAGCGGCCGGCGCCGAAGAGCACTACCTCGACCAACTGCGGGACCAGTTGGCAGAGGTTGAAGCCCAGATGATGCAGGACACAATGGATCGTTCCGCGCAGCCCGGCGCGTCCGCCGTCCACTCCTTCGACATCACGCCGGCGCTGCGTGACGCGGTGCGGACTGAGGGGATGGCGCTGTTCGAGCGCAAGCCGGGTGGTGCGGATAGGCCAGCCAGCCCGGCGCCGGCGACGAAACCAACCTGGGCGACGCCGCTGGCCAGCGATATCAACGGCACTGTGGCATGGCAGAGCAAGGGGCTGGCGCTAATCCAAGGGCACTCGATCAGCGGCAAACGCATCTACGTGCCGGCCAAGGAAGGCATCGGCCGCGCCAGCGTGGATCTCGACAGCTACACCGGGAAGCACTTCACGCCGGACGAACTTGCCCGCCTGAAAGCGGCGCGTGACAAGGTCGCCGCCGCCGAAGCAAGGCAATTGGCGAAACGCCAGTCAGCCAGCAACCGCGTTTCGCCATGGCCCGACGGTGGCGCCAACTTCACCGATCTGCTGCATGAAGCGCCCGAGCAGGGCCACGGCGAAGCCGGTGACTGGACCCGCCAGAAGGGCATCGACACCAACCACGAGCACATCGCGGTGGTGGATAATGCGACTGGGCGGATTGTGCATGCCGGGACGAACAATCAGCGCCGTGAGGTGGATTTTCCGCACGCCAATGTCGCCGGCACCACCGACACCGTCACCCTGCATCACAACCATCCGAACAGCACGGGACAGTCGCGGGAAGATACCGTGTTCATGGCAAACCCCGGCGTGAGCCACATGGTTGTGCATGGGCACGACGGATCAACATCGATCACGACGCTGGGGCCGAATGCCGGGTTTGTGCGGTCCGCTGATGATATCGCCGCGAACGGCAAGACCCTGGGTGCGGCGTATGACCGGGCTGACGCGACATCCCACCAAGTGCTGCGCGAGCGGGTTATCGCGGGCGACGTCAGCGAAGATGTGGCCGGACAGTTCCGCGCGGAAGTTGCCAACCGCTTGCTGAACGCAGAGGGTATAATCAGCTACGTGTCTACCCGAGAACTGGTGCCCGCGATCAAACTGGCTGTGGGCAAGAAACTAAGGAGTCTAGGCTACGATGAGCGGCAGATTGATCGATCCACCGGACGAGTTCGCCCCGAAGAGCGAGTTGCAAGCCTTCCTCGACCAGTACAAGGCGGACCCGGACCCGAACGTGAAGCGGATGGTGCAGCAGGTAACGGGGTACTTGCAGGACAAGGACAAACCGATGTCGCAGCGCCGCCAGATCAGCCCAGCAGACCAGATGCAGCCCCGCAAGAGGCGGTAGGCGGCGACAAAAGCGGTATCCGCAACGCGCTGCGCTGGATCACCGGCCGTGCGCCGAAGCGTGGCGGGCTTGCCGAGACGCCGAACGCCCTGGCCGCTATAGCCGCACGCCCGGCGCGTCCCTCGAACAATGCCCTCGCGAGGCTGTGAATAACGCCGGCGACGGCGAGCCGGTCGAGGCGGCTTAGCCGTCCGCTATCGCCTCGTCGAACGTCCACGGGCACTGGGCCGGGAAGGTGCCTTCCGCCAGTCCGGTCTCGCGTTCCGCGATCATCACTGCATCGCCGTAGGCATCGGTGATGATGGCATCGAGAACGCCGCGCAGGCCGGGGTTCTGCGCCAGCACACGAGCGGCCCGGCGGCGCTGTTCGCGGATGGTGAGCCGCCAGATGTTGCCGCGCAGTCCCGGCTGGAACTGCCACTTCAGGAGATGCGCAAGCAGCACGGCGAGGCGGTTGGTCAACTGGTTCCGCTCGCTGCGGCCCATGCTCTCGATCTCCTCGGCAATGTTGGACCAGTCCAGTTCCGCGGCCTGCCCGGCGCGCAGCAGATGCGCCTGCTCGATGGTCCAACTGTAGAAATCGTCGTCATAGCTGGGCATATTTGAGAACTCCTGGCGCTTGCTGTCGGTGTCGGCGCGCAACTGCTCCTGCTGGATGCGCAGCGTGGTCGGCAGGAGAGGTGGCGCTCAAGGCAGTTTCCCCAGGATCGCGGCCAGCGTTTGCTCGATCCCGCCGAGCCGCTGGTCGATCGCGCCGAGCCGCTTGTCGATCGCGCCGAGCCGCTGGTCGATCGCGTCGAGGCGAACCGTGTGCTCCGATTGCGTGTCGGCAATTCGCATGATGGCCAGCGTATGAGCGCCTTGCCCGGCATACAGCGCCGACAGCCGCGCCTCGATGCCAACCAGCCGGCCCTCGACACTGCCCATTCGGATCTCGATGCCGCCCAGCCGATGACCGGCCTCGGATTCCAGCAGTTTCGCCGACGCTGCGGCTGCCTCTGCCGCATGCTGCGCCTTTTGCAGTATGAGCAGGGGTAAATCCACGAGATCGCTCATCGTCCCTCCAAAACGGTAATATCGCCCAATCCCGTTGTTTCTCCTACTCACAAGACGCAAAGTTGCCCGATGTCCGAGACCGATAGCATCCCGACCATGACGATCCGCCCCCGGCCCAAACAGGAGGGCGATGGCGGCACCAGCCCAACCGGCAAGCTGTCCTACGGCAACATGGTCCAGAAATGGAAAGCCCTCGGCTACTCCGACGGCGGGGCCCGCGGCATAGCCGACAACATGACCCGCGAGTCCGGCGGCGACCCCACCGCGATCGGCCCGGGCGGGGCGGCCATCGGCCTGTTCCAGCACGAAGGCCCACGCCGCGAGGCACTGGAGAAATTCGCCAAGGACCGTGGCACCAAGCCGACCGACCCCGACACGCAGATCGCGTTCGCCGATAACGAACTGAAAACCGATTACCCGACGCTGCGGGAGCAACTGCAGAAGTCCACCGACCGCGCCGCCTCGGAAAACAGCTTCAAGCGGGTGTTCGAGCGGCCGAAATCGGTGCTGTGGGGCGAGCGGCCAAAGACCGAAACGCCCGATTTCCGGTTCTCGCCCTATGCCATGGCCGAGCACGCCAAGCGGCCGAACACCGACGTCGTGCTGATGGCGCCGGATGATTACCTCGACCTCGCACCGGCGCTGGGCGGGCGGCCGTTCGCCAATCCGGCCGGGCGCTCGCTGCTGGCCTCGGTGGACAAAGGCGAGCCGATCGAGGCGATCCCGACGCTGGATGTGGACGTCAAGGGCAACACCGGCACGGTGACCGACCAGGACGGGCGGCACCGGGCGTTGCTCGCCAAGCATGCGGGTGTCGATGCGATCCCGGTGGCGATCCAGAAGAACGGTGAGGGTGAGCCGACCGAACTGGCGGGCATGTCGGGGAAGGTGCTGCCCAATCGCTTTCCGAAGGTGCAGCAGCAGAAGCCCCAGCAGCGTTCGCTGCTTCAGCGCGCCGGAGACGCGATCATCCCGCGCGCCGAGGCGGCGGAACCGTCTGCCGGCGCGACTGGACCGGCGGCAGAGGCATGGCCGGACGATCCGATCGTTGAGGGCGGCCCGCAGCAAGGCGCTGCTCCGCATGCGCCGGCTCCAGACAGCAACGAGCAATGGCCGGATGATCCAATCGTTGAGGGCGGCGACAGCGCGGCGGCGGCCAAACCCGACGGGATGGCCCTCTCAGCGCTCAAGGGCGCGGGCTACGGTGTGGGCAAGACGGCGCTCGCCGGGCAGGAACTGCTGGGCGAGGGCTTGCGGGCGGTGGGCGTATCGAGCGTGGGCGGCTGGCTGGTCGACGATGCGCGCAAGGGCATGAAGCAGCTCGACCAGGACATCGCTCCGGATCAGGCGGCGCATCCCTACGCGACCGGCGCGGGCGAATTCGCCGGCGGCATGGCGGTGCCGATGGGTGCCGTCGGGCTTGGCGGCAAACTGCTTGGCCGCTATGCGCCCGCTATCGCGCGTGCCGGCGGCAATGCTCTCAAAGGCGCCGCGGCCGGCGGGGTGGTTGGCGCGCTGCAACCGGGCGATCCGGAGCATTACTGGGCCGACAAGGCCGGCGAAACCGCCCTCGGCGCTGGCCTCGGCGCGGCCGGCAACGCGCTGGCGGCGCAGGCATCCAGGCTGATCGCGCCGCGCATGCGACCAATCTATGAGTTCGTCGAGCGCGTCACTGGCAAACCCGCGTCGAAAAGCCCGGGCGCGATGTCGGTGATCAAGCGCATGGAGAGCGACCAGCGAGCCGGCGGGTCGACGGCGCAGGACATGCTCGACCTCGCGAACCAGACACCGGATAAGCCGCTGACCCTGGCTGATCTCGGCGGCCCGGAGGTGCGGGCGCTGGCGGGGCGTGTCGCCCGAGGACCAGGGGATGGCCGGGCGGTGATGACCAACTTCCTCAATGAGCGCGATCGGGGCGCTGGCGCGCGGCTGGCGGGCGACGTCGACCGCGAAATCCAGCGCAAGTCAGCCTATGAGCAGGGCAAAGCCCTCGATCGCAGCCGTAAGATCGCGGCGCAACCGCTTTACGACGGGGCGTACGCGCATCCGCCGATCAATCCCGATGAGATGCAGGGCAACGGGCGCATCGGCCGGCTGATGAACCGCCCGTCGTTCCGCGCAGGGATGCAGAATGCCATCAAGATATCGGCCGAAGAGGGGGTGCCGTTGAAGACGCTCGGGATTGATCTCGATGCGCAAGGCGTGCCGTTCTTCACCGAGGTTCCAACCTGGCGCACGCTCGATTACGTCAAGCGCGGGATGGATGACGTGATCGAGGAGTTCCGCAGTGACGTGACCGGCAGGCTGAAACTGGACACCTATGGCCGCGCCGCAAACAACACCCGGACCGATTTCCGGGACACCCTGCGCGACCTCAATGGACCCTATGCCGCCGCTCTCGACGCTTACTCAGGCCCCTCCACCAGCCTCGATGCGTTGCACGCCGGACAGGACTTTTTGCTGCGCAGCCCGGAAGAAATCGCCGACCGGATTGGGCGCTTCGGCGCAGGCGACCGCGAGTTTTTCAAGATCGGGGCGGCCGATACACTGCGCACCCGGATGGAAAAGAAGGGGGTTACGGCTGACGAAGCCAAGGCGATCGTGAACAGCCCGTACATGGCCCGCCAACTTAGACCCTTGTTCGAGAGCGATGCCGCGTTTAAGCGGTTCACGAACGCGGTGCAGGCAGAGGCTAAGATGTACGCCACCCGCTTCGATGTGCTGGGCGGATCGCAGACCGCCGCCCGCCGGGGCGAGGACACCTCGCCGGACCTCGAAGCGCTGGTCCAAATCGGGCGGGGCGCCCTGCATGCCAAGACCGGCAACCTGCCCGCCGCCATGCAAAGCCTTTGGCGCGGGGCGAAAGCCTGGAAGTCCGGGCGTGATCCTGCGGTCAATGCCGGCATCGCCGATATCCTGACTCACCCCATCGCATCCGGCACAACCGGGCAGCGGATGAACGACTTCAAGACGTTCATGGCGGCGCTGCCGACCACCCGGGCGCACATGACGCGGAACGCCTTGGCGGACATGACGCGCGCCGCCGGGCCGGCTGCCGGGGTTGGTCTCGCGCAGATCCCGTCTATGACGGTGCGGCCGGGTGACCAGCAGAATGGTCAGGGTCAGTAACGCAGCGACAGGTTTAAGAAGCGAAGCGACTGGCTGGCGCACCACCGGCCAAAACGAAAGGCAAGGCTGGGAAGACCGAGCGCGATGCGCCGCTGTCGCCGCCGGCGCAATACGTCGAAAACATAAGTGAGCACCCCGCACCCCATCGCTTGCAGGGGCGCCAGCGAGTGAGGATCAGATGGCATTGTCGAAAATCATCATAGAGTACCTGCCTCAAGACCGGATGCGGTACGACACCACGGGGGATTGGTTTTTCGACGCGGAAGGCAACCTGGTCATCCAGGTCGTCGGCGGCGATCCATTCGATCAGGATGAGGCGTTTCTGGTCGCCTTGCATGAACTGGTGGAAGTCAAACTGTGCCACTCAGCGGGCATCACTCAAGGGGCGGTGGACGCCTTTGATTTCACATTCGAAGGAGAGGGCGAGCCCGGCGATCATCCCGACGCGCCGTATCGCGAGCAGCACCGCCGGGCCATGCTGATCGAGCACCTGATGGCGAACTTCCTGGGCAAGACGGATTACGGCCGCGTGGAGTAATCCCGGCCTCGCTGCTGGCGCCTGAGTTCGCACACGTTGCAGACCACCGGCTTTGTGCCGTCATCATCGGCATCGGCCATCCAGGTGCCGCCGCAGCGCGGGCAGATATAGCGATAGGGCCGCTCGTTCTGCCCACTTGGCACGCGCCAGGGCTTCAGATGATCTTTCGGGGGCGGCTGGCTCATCGGTGGGGCCGGCGGATCACGATCAACACGCCAAGGATGATGGCGGCCGTTCCGAGCCCCAGCATCACGCGGTAGATCAGGTCGAGTGTCGTCATCGCCCGTAAGCCCTTAGCAGAACTGTCAGGACTGGGGCACCAGAACTGTCAGGACTGGGGCGCCTTTGTTACAGCGGGTCGATGTTCTCGCGCAGCGCCATCTTCATCCACTCGTTGATGTTCGCCTGCGTGGTGATTTCTTCGATCTTCGAGCGCAGCGGGTCAATCATCGGGCCGGCCCAGTCGGCTTGCATCCACTGCCGCAGATAAGCGCGCATGGCGCCGATCTGGTTGGGCGTCATCGGCTCGCGGCGCAGATACGCCTCGACCGCAGGCCGCAGCACGCCGCTGGTCTCGTTCATCCAGTAGCCGGGAACGATCGGCATCGGCATCAGCGGAAGTCCCGGAGCACCGCGGCCTCCTCGGCGTCGCGTGCCTCGATGGTGCCGTCTCTGATTTCATGCCACTGGCGATCGGAACTGATCGGCGGCGGGAAGATCGTCATGGCGTCGCGGCTGTTCCAGCGGACGATGGTGGCGATGCCGCCCTTCTCGGCCTGTGAAAGCATGTAAGCGCGAAGCTCCGGCGCGCGGTGCGCGTCCGGGAAGGCCGGATCCACCCAGACTTGCAGCACCGTGATCTTGGTGCTGACGCCGGTCTCGTGGTTGATCATGGTGATATAATCGTAGGACAGGTCGATGACGTAGTGACAGCGATCCGGGCGCGGCATTGCGGCGGTGAGCGGGTCCGCGAGCCAGCGGCACGACCATGCCCGGCAGACATTCGGCCGGCGTGCATAGATGGTGCAGCCTTTGCCGTACTTGGCGTGCTGGCATTTCTTCCCGGCTGGTTTGGTGAGCTGCGGCACCGGCACAAGTTTGCAGCAGAGCGTGCATTCGCCGCACCTGCGTCCGGTGCCCTTGTTGTCCCAGGTGATGCTGGCGGAGCCGTCGGGGTTTTCGGTCAGCCGCATCTGGTCGCCGGCAAAACTAAGTTTGTCGCTCATGCACGCTCCTCCGCCGCCCGGACTTTGCGGGCCAAGTCGCAGAGCGTCTTGGTTGTGGCATCGCTCTGGCCAGTCAGGACGACCCACATCTCGCGGTCGTACGGTGTCCATTCTCCGCCGCGATGAAACAGCAGCACCGCCCGCGCAAGCTTTTCCGCGTCGCTGATCGGGGTTTCGCTCATGCCTCTGGCCCGTGGATAATCGCGGCGTTGATCGGCACCAATTCCCGCACCAGTCCCACGTGACTCGCGAGGATCTTTTCGCGGATGTCATTGGTTGCGGCCGGATTGCCGCGCACGATGTGACCGGCCAAAAAAGTCGCCAGCAGGTCGGCCAGGATCGCGGATTGAATCTCCGGCGGCCGGCCAGCAAGCACCACGGCGATCATCTTGACGACCGTTGCAAAGTCTTTCGGACGGCTATCGCTCATCGCGGCTCATCCTCCCGCCGAAGCGCGATTTCGGTCATCCGCTGCTTCACGAGAAGCACGAAATCCCGAGCCTCGTCGTCGGACACGTTGTGCATGAGCGCGGCGCGCCATTCCTCCAGGAACAGTTCGAGCGCGATCGGCAGGACGGGCGGAATGGTCATCGGGCTTGATCCGGCAAGCTTTGCATGATTTTGGCGGCCCAGCGTCGGGCAGCCTCCGCGTCGGGCGGTGGGATCGACACCAGGCCTTCGGCCACGGCCTCGGACTGACCGCCGAACGCCACCGCCGTTACGAGGGCGATCACCGGGTTACCTGCATCGTCCGTGCCTTGCCACATCCGCACCATCACCTCGTCCGCCATGAAGAAATGTTCGGTCGGTGTGATCGTCAGTTTCATCGGGTTTGCTCCTGCACCACCACCGCGGCATGCCCGGCCAGCGCCGCCGCATGGGTGTGATAGCGGATCAGCCGGGTCGGCACGCCGTCGGCGGTGAAACACATGGTTTCAAAACAAATTGGCGGTTCCCCCTCGCGCCTTGCGCTGCAATCGACGCCGAGAAACACCGTGGAGACGACAACGGGCGGATCGCCGACAGAACTGAGCGCAAGCTGGCTATCATGATCTCCCATCCACAGCGCCCAATCGACGATATGAGCGGCTTCGGGCTCGTTGTCGGCGTTGAGCACGTAAAACCGCGGACGAACGAAGTCGCCAAGCGACCGGCCTTTCGGCGGGACGTCCATTATTCCCAGCCTTCTGCAGGGGCGTCGCGGAATTCGGCGCGGTAAGCATCGCGCATGGTCTCGATGTCTTCCAGCCGCACCGGCAGATCGGGCAGAACGCCATGCCGCGCCCCATGACCGGGAATAGCGCGGGCGCAGATGCCCAGCGCCTCAGTGCGCGAGAACGGCGCCGCTTCGGAGAGTCTGGCGGTGTAGCCATGCCGCTTCAACCACCACATACGATGTTCGACCGACCAGACCAGATAGGTTTCTTCCATCTCGTATCTCCGCCGCTTCCATTCGCTGAGTCGCCCGGTCAGCTTCTGCAGTGGCCGCTGGAATGGCGCTATGCCGGGTCGATTATCGTTCCCCAAAAATGCGTCCTATGGCGGCTTGCTCGCGTTCGCTCTGCCGTAATGCCGGTGCGGCTTCCTCCATCGAGGTGAACCGGGTGCGACCGAGTTCGTACAGCCAGCAATCGCGGGGCGAGTGGCACAGTCCGCACCACGGATCAATCGTACCGCTTCCTATCATCCTCGCGACGTGCGTGCGGAGCGGTTCCAGCGCCGCCTGTTCGGCAGCGTCCCGATCTTCAGCGACGACAGCCGCGGCCAGGATGGCGTGACGCCTGGGGCCACAGAGGCATTGGGCGATCCAAACCGCGCTCATTTGCCGTCCTCTTTGCGGGGGGGAATTTCCGTGCACTCTCTCGCGCGGCGGATATGTCGGCCGAGTGACCAGATCACGCGATCAAGCGAGTGTGCGCCATCGCGCAGATCGCACCTCAAATCATGGGAGGCGTTCTCGCAGAGCGGTTGCACCGTGCGCACGATCGCCAGGGCATCTTCCAGCCGTCTATAGGCGGAGAGCCATTCGCTTTCGTGGCTCATGACATACCGAGCCTGCGCAGGCGGCCGGGAACGCGCGCATCACGTTGTGAGTCCGCGCTCCATACCGCTTCGGTTACGGCTGTGATAGGATAAGGGTTAGAGAAGGGGGAGTGCCTGAGTGCCTGAGTGCCTGAGTGCCTGAGTGCCTGAGTGCACATCCGAGACCAACGGCTTGGCCGCACGCTCGCAACAGGGGGGCAAAGGTAGGCACGCATCGGGCTTCCCTCCCAGGCAGAAAGATACTCATACGAGTATCATTCGTTACGCCGTCGCTGATCGGTTGCGGCGGCGGTGTTCGGCACTACCAAAACGGCAAAGTCACCGAACTGTCAAGTCCGGATCTGTCGAATATCACACATGCCAAAGCCGTGATCGGGTCTTGCGAAGTCGAAATTGTTTAATTGTCCGTTATGACTTCGCCCGGCTCCAGCCCCGCCTCGATGGCCTGCTGGATCAGGCTTAAAGCCTCATCGACCATCAGCCGCCGCGCGCGGCCGGGTGCGGGCAACGGGCGCTTGCACCAGAATTCGCCGCGTCCGCTGAAGCCCGAGATCCGCACGCAGACGGCGTCGGTGGACGGGTCATAGTAGCGAACCGACTGCCAAGCGTTCATGGACGGCATTCACTCGTCCGGCCACGTGCGCTCGGTATAGGTGGTTTCCATGCGACGAATGAGGCCGAGAACGTGATGCTCCTCGCCATCCGCCCATGCCTTGGACGCCTCGATGCACTTCTGGCGGTTGCCGTCCTCGGTTTCGATAGTGGCCACGATGGCATAGCCGGCGACCTTGCCGGCACGCGCCTCGGCGATCAGCCATATCAGCGTAGATATGAAGTTGGTGTCGTCGGGCTCGGGCGGGGTGTTCAGCACCGAGATCGAGGCGCCGCCGGTCTTGTAAGTGACCTTACTGATCCGAACGCGCGCGGCGCTCATGCCGCGCTCAATGGCCCGCCGGGCCGCATCGGCTGGTCGGGGGCGAGCATCAGCGCCTTGATCCGGTCGATCAGCCAGTTGCATTGCGCCATTGTCAGATCGCTGTCGAGGAACACAAGGCTGCCGTCGGCCAGCTCGGACAGCACCAGCACGTTGGGCAGGTCCATCCGCTGGGCGACGGCCAGCACATCGACGACGCTGTGAAACTGACGCGGCACCCGCAGCAGCGTCACCTCGCCGTCACTCATTGCAGTGTGCCGGCGATCTCTCGCGCGCCCATGCGGAGCTTCCGCAACCGTTCCTGCAACGCCGCGTGCTCTTCCGTGACAGCCTGGCGCAATCGCCCGTACGACGCCGCAACCTCGGCCATCTGATCGATGTCCAACTGGGTCGGTTCGCGCCATTCGTCGGTCTGGATGTCGTAAATCCGCAGCGCCATGCTCGCCTCCTCTGTGCCGGGTTTCGCCCAGCCGCAATAGACGCATGTTTTTGCGTTCGAGCGGTACAGGCACCAGCTATTGCACCGCTCGATCCGCACTCACATTTTCTGTGTCTGGCTCGGCTTGCCGTAGCGCTGCTTCATGTCGACCTGCGGCACCTTTGCCTTTGTGACCGGCATGTTGATGCCGGAACCCGTGTGCGCCTGCTTGCGCTCCTTGGTCGACTTGCCGCCGCCCTTCTTGTCCGCATTCTTCTTCATGACAGATCCCCTAGCTTGTTGCGCATCGTCGACGGCTTCTTGCCGCCACCCAAACCCGCGGCAATCGATTGGTCCTGTCGCGTTTCGTCCCGCATCATCTTGCCGGGCGTCGGCATTTTCGGGACCGGGCCTTTGATGGGGGCCGCGCGCTTGGGCTTGTGTATTCCCTTCTTCATGTCGGCTGTTCTCCTGCTGGTGGCGCGTTTATCGGCGCCGCGGGTTTGACGACGCTTTTGCCGGGATCTTGCCTTTGTTGATCATCGCGAGCGCGTTCGGGCCAAGCTTGGCGACGGCGGCCTTCTTGACGACGTATTCGCCCTTTTTGGCAGGGATCATGCCGTCGTCCTTGCCGACCTTGGGGCCCGCCACCTTGCGGATAAGGCCGCCTTTGGCCTTGCCATCTCCGGCCATCGCTTTCGCCGCGTTGTCCAAAAACATCTGCTTCATCTTTGGATCGGTTTCTTGTGCGGCTTGACCCTTGAGGAATCGCTGCACGTCTGGGTCCGCACGGTAGGTTCCGCCAGCGGCGCGAAACTCAGTTTCGATCTCATCGTCAGGAGGTTTTCTTGCCACGGGGCTTTATCCTTTTCCGATGACTTCCAGCTGGTCTTTTGGTGTGTATCCGGCCTCGAACGCTTCCTTCGGCGAGACGGAGCAAAACCCGTCGGCGTAGACGACTGCATAGCCGCCAATCTCGGCGCGGGCGGCCATTGCCGGTTCGGACGGATAGAACCGTTCGACCCGGTCATCGCCGTAGGGTTTGACCAGGATGGCAACGCCGCTGTCCCCGACCCCGCATTCGGGTCGGCCTAAGCCGTGGATGACCGCCGCTGCCACGATCTTGTGGGAAACGTAGCGTGGCCAAAGTTGAAACTGCGCTTTGGCTCGGGTGTCGTCATCGGGCTGATAAGCCAACGGCTCGATGGACATAGCGGGCACGCCTTTCGCGATCGTCGATAAGTCATTGCTAACAGAGCGCTTGCGCGCTCGCAAGAAAACGGTCTGGCGTCAGACAGGCTCACCGGCGCCGCATTTCATCTTCCAGTTTGCTGATGCGCTGACTGAGCGTGAGGTTTTCTTGCAGTCCGTACAGCACATGCGCCCGCGTGGTGTCGGCATCGGTTCGCAGCGCCGGCATCTTATCGAGGATATCGTCCAGCTTGTTGTTCAGTTGCTCGCGCAGCCGGGTTTGCTCGGCTTCCACCGCCACCATGCGGGTTTCAACGCGGCTAAGGCGTTCAGACATATCCGCCTGCCCTGTTTCCAGGCGGGCGAGTGCGGCAAGGATCTGGTCGTCGGACATCGGTTCTCCTTGGTAATGCCGGTGTTAGTGGGCGGGCGGAACAACGATCGATCCGGGCTGAAAGATGATTTGCGTTACCGGTGGGTTGTTCTGGCCGATCTTGAAGCCAAGCACGCCCGCGATCGCTGCAACCGCAGTCACCAGCAAGGCGATGTTCCGCGGCGTTTCCCAGAACGCCTGCTTGTCCTTGAGTCGCAAATCCGTCTGCATGACGCTGATTTTCCAATCCTGTTCTTCTTGGTCGCGTGTCGGCATAAACTCAGTATGCGGCGCGGCTCAGGCGCCGGACAATACCATTATGGTGATGGAGGTTACCGTCCGAACATTGATTATTGATGCGGACCACGTCGGACTCGATGCCGCGATGCGGTTCGCCGCGGCCGGGCATGAGGTCCGGCTGTTCCGCTGGTCGAAGAAGCCGACCCGCTACGCCGAGGGCTTTGCGGGTATCGAGATCGTGCCCGACTACAAGGAGCACATGGCCTGGGCGAAAGACGGTTTGATCTTCAACACCACCAACAGCCGGTATTTGTGGGAGCTTGACCGCTACCGCAGCGACTTCGGCTACAAGATATTCAGCCCGACCGTCGCCTCCGCCCGCCTCGAAATCAACCGCCAGGCTGGCATGGACGCCATGGCGAGCATCGGCATCGAGGTGCCGCCTTTCCAGACCTTTGACAGCCTCGCCGCGGCCGAGGCGTTCGCGCGCAAGTCCGACCGCGCCTGGGTGTTCAAGCCGATGGGCGACGAAGAAGACAAGTCGCTGACCTATGTCGCGAAAGACCCGGCCGATATGGTGGGCTGGCTGCGGCGGCAGATGGCGCTCGGCAAGGCGCTCAAAGGCAAGGCGATGCTGCAAGAGAAGGTCGAGCGCATCGCCGAACTGGGCGTGTCGGGCTGGATGGGGCCGGAAGGCTTCCTGCCGGAGCGGTTCCAGGTCTGTTTCGAGCACAAGAATCTGTTCAATGAAGAACTGGGGCCCGCCACCGGCGAGATGGGGTCGGTCTGCCAGTACACCGACAAGGACAAGCTGGCCGAGCAGATGCTGCTGCCGCTGGAGCCGATCCTGCGCACCCTCGGCCACCGCGGGGACTTCGCCATCGGCGCCATCATCGACGCCAAGGGCCGCGCTCATTTCCTCGAAGTCACCGCCCGCTGCGGCTATCCCGCGTGGTGGATCCAGGCGGCCTCGCATCGCGGCGACCCGGCGCAATGGATGCGCGATCTGCTCGACGGCAAGGACTCGCTGAAAGTCTCCAACGACGTCGCCATCGGCGTGGTCATGGCGCAGCCGCAGTTTCCCTACGAGACCGCATCGCCCGAACAGGTCGAAGGCGTGCCTATTCGCGGCGCCGCGGAAGCACTGGCCAACATTCATCTGGTCGAGGTGATGATGGGCAAGGGGCCGGTCATGGAGGGGGGCCGCGTCGTGGACCGGCCGACCTATCAGACCGCCGGCGAATACGTCCTGGTCGCCACCGCGCTGGGCCGGACGCTTGGCCGTGCGCAGGCCAAGGTCTATACCACGATAGACACGATACACTTTCCCAACCGGATGTACCGGACGGATATCGGGAACAAGGTGATTGACAGTCTCCCGAGGCTTCATTCTTTCGGTTACGCCTTGACCATGCAGGCTTAAACGACACCCCACTGAAGGACTGTCTGCGCCGTGTCCACGATGATCCTAGCGCCTAGCCCGGTTCAGCAGTTCGTTGACAATAACAACAACCTGCTGGTGGGCGGGCTGTTGTTCGTCTACGCCGCCGGCACCACCACCAAGCAGGCCGCGTTCACCGACGCCTCCGGCGCCACCGCCCTGCCTGATCCCGTCGTGCTCAATGCCCGCGGCGAGGTCGCAGCTTCGTCGACCGGCACGTCCTGCGGGCTGTGGCTCGATCCGACGCTGGCCTACAAGCTGGTGCTGGCGCCGGCCACCGACAGCGATCCGCCGACCCATCCGTTCTGGACCATCGACAACATCGTCTCGCCGCAATCGGCGATCCTGGCGGCGGTGAGCGAGTATCAGGCCAGCCTCGGCGGCACCCCGATCGGCGGCATGATCGCCTATGGCGGCGCCGCCGCACCCCCCGGGTGGCTGCTCTGCTACGGCCAGGCGGTGTCTCGCACAAGCTATGCGCTGCTGTTCGCCATTCTCGGCATCGACTACGGCGCCGGCGACGGGTCCACCACGTTCAATCTGCCCGACAAACGCGGCCGGATGTCGATCGGCGCCGACAACATGGGCGGCAGCGCGGCCAACCGCGTCACCCAGGCGGTGTCTGGCATCCTGGCAACCACGGTCGGGCAGGCGGGCGGCAACCAGTTGGCGCAGCAGGACACACTGACCGCGACAACCACGGTGAGCGTCGGCGATCCCGGCCACCAGCACACCGCCGCGGGGTCGCTGATCAATGGCACGGCCGCTCCTGGCGCCAGCACCGGCGCCGGCGGGGTGACCACTTACCCGCAGCCGATCGCCGAAGGGTTCATCACCAACGCGGCCTCGACCGGAATATCCGCCACCGCAGCAACCACGGTCACGTCGGCGCTGACCGGCGCGAGCCAGAACATGCCGCCAGCGGAGGTCGACAACTGGATCATCTACACCGGAACGACGTCATGAACATCGGGCAGGCGTTGGGCTACGCCGTGACCATCGTCAACGGCTCCGAGGGGTACACACCCGTGGCCTTCCTCGACACGCTGGCGAGCGAACCGGTGTGGACGATCGGGCACGGCACGACCCGGGTTGCCGGTCAACCGGTGCAGCCCGGCATGACCTGCACCCGCGAACAGGCCGATCTCTGGGCGATGACGGACATGACCGCGGCGGCGCATTATGTGCTGGAAGAGTCCAAGGTGCCGCTCAACGAATTTCAACTCGGTGCGTTGATCTCGTTTTGCTACAACATCGGCGACGGGAATTTCCGCGCCTCATCCGTTCTCGAAGCGCTCAACCTCGGGCTTTACACTGTCGCCGCCGATCGCCTGCTGGAATACGACGAAGCGGGCGGGGTGGTTCGCGGCGGTCTGGAAACGCGGCGCGGCCGTGAGCGAGCGCTGTTCCTGTTGGGCTGCCCGCATGGGGCGCTGACCCTCGCAGCCGAGCGGGCCAGCGTCGAGCAGGCTGCGGCGGATGCGGAAACAGCCCGCGAGGATGCGGAGACCGACGCGCTTAATCAAGCGTCGCTCGATCGCATTGCGAAAGGAAAATGAATCGGCTAAAAGCCGTTACATGCTCCCATTGATCCCGTTGGTTATCAGTCTTGTTCCGAGTTTGACGAAATGGCTGTTCGGCTCGCAGGCGGCAGCCACCGTAACCCAGGTGACGCAGGTCGTGCACAGCCTGACCGGATCGACCGATCCGGCGACCGTCAGTGCCGCGATCACCGCAGATCCAGCGCTGGCGAACCAGATCACCTTGCAACTCGCGCAGATCGCCGCGCAACGCGAGCAAGAGGCTGACGCGACGAATCAGGCGGCACTGGTGGCAACGCTCTCCGACATCGCCTCGGCGCGGGCTCAGACGGTGGCTCTTGCCACAGCCAAGTCCCCGATCGCGTGGGGGGCGCCGGTGGTGTCGACCCTGGTTCTCGGCACGTTCGGCCTGATGCTGGGGTTGGTCCTGTCGCGCACGGTGCCGCCGGGCAGCGAGGCGCTTGCCAACATCATGATGGGCACGCTGGCGGGCATGGCCTCGGCCGTCGTGTCGTACTGGGTCGGCTCCAGTGCCGGATCAGCCCGCAAATCCGATGACCTCGCGCGTGCCCAGGATCAACTTGCCGCCTCGACACCACAGCCCGCAAGCTGATACGTTGCCGCCTCGGCTAAAGCACATCCCGCCTCAAACCCCTCGTCGGACCCGAAACCGGCGGGGGATTTTTTTGTCGCGATCCGACTTCAAACTCCTCAGATCAGTGCGTGACACGAACGTTGCTCATCGGTATTAACGGGCCGGGGCGGGCGCTGCGCATTTAAAGCAGCGGGACGTGCGTAAACTCGAAATCGTCGTCCTGCTTCGCGCGCTCGGGTGTGCGCAAGCACGCTTGGGACGGTGGCGGCGAGGCATGACCGGACAACGTCCGCCCGCCCCAGTTCCAGAGGTCCCATGCGTACCGATCCGCTTCATGTGTTCAAGACGTCGCCGGCGCTGTCGCCTGCCGCGTTGCATGTCGTGACCTGCGTCGCCAACCCGATGCGGTGGGAGTCGCGGATCCGTTTGGCGAAGCGGTTCATCGAGCACATGCTTGACGCCGGGGTCGACGTGACGGTGGTGGAAACCGCGTACGGTGAACGGCCGTTCGAACTCGCCGAGATCCCGCACATCCGCCACGTGCCAACCCGCGCGGCCACGATGGCATGGTCGAAAGAAAGTTCGCTGAACGTGGGCATCCGCGCCTTGCCGGCGAGTGCCAAATATATCTGCTGGCCGGACGCAGATATTACATTCGCCTCACGGACATGGCCGACCGACATCCTGCACGGGCTGCAATTGATGCCGGTTCTGCAGCCATGGTCCGAGGCGCTGGATTTGGGGCCGAACGGCGAGGTCATGACGATCAAAGGCCAGGAGATCCAGCGGTCGTTCGGCTGGGTCTGGCGCGCCCACGGCAACGTCACCGACTGGTGGCAGAAGAAGCAGGCCGGTGAGCCGTACGCCTACCCGCATTCTGGTTATTGCTGGAGTGCGACGATGGACTGGTTCAACGCGGTCGGCGGGCTGCTCGACTTCAGCGGTTTGGGCGCCGGAGACCATCAAATGAGCATGTCGATGGTGGGCCAGATCGAGAAAGCGATCCACGGCTTGTCGAGCCCCGGCTACGTCGCGCGGGTCAAAGCCTGGGGCGACCGCTGCTACGGCGTCACGAAAGGCCACGTCGGCTATGTGCAGGGGCGCATTGAGCATTCGTTTCATGGCGCAAAGGCCAACCGGCTCTATGTGGAGCGGTGGGACATCCTCAACAAATACGCCTTTGACCCGAACACCGACCTGATCTTGAACCGCTGGGGCATTCTCGAACTCGCCGGCAACAAGCCTGAGATGGAACGGGCATTTCAGGCTTATTTCAAGCAAAGGGACGAAGACAGCTACTATTCGGTGGTTTGAACAGATGCCGCAAACCTACGCTTTCGTCACCATCGGCCACGCGGCCGATTTCGGACTACTCGAATTGCAGGCCCGCTCGATGGCGCTCTATTGCCCGCCGGCGTTGGTGCATGAAATCCTCATCGTCGAGAACTTCGACGCACAGACGGCAATCGACTGGCGGCCCGCGCTGCTCAAGGCCTACGGACCGCTGGCGCATCTTGTTTGGTTTGTCGATCAGGCCACCCTCGCCCCGATGGAGGCGCGGCACGGCGGTTGGTGGCGGCAGCAGGTATTGAAGCTCGCGGTGGCCCGGGTGGTGACAGCCGAGCGGTATCTTGTGCTGGACTGCAAGAACCATCTGTTTCGCCCGCTCGAAGCCAGCTTTCTGGAGACCCCGGCCGGTCAGCCGAAGCTAAACGGCTACGGCTTCGAAAAGCACAGCCTGCGGGACGCGCTGATCCGCACGCTGGGCTATTTCGCGATCGACGCGGCACCGTTCATTTCCCACTTTACGCGGACCTCGACCCCGTTTTTGATGCTGACAGCGGTCGCGCTGGAGGTTGTCGCGTATGTCGAACAGCGCGAAAAGCGACCGTTCGCCGAGGCGTTCCTGGATCTGCGCCTGACCGAGTTCTTCTTGTATTCGGCCTATCTGCAATCCAAGGGACGGCTGCAAAGCACGTATTCGATGACGCAGCCGTTTTGCGCCCAGATCTGGGAGTTTTCGGCGATCGAGGCGGGCGTTCGCGAGGCGCTTGGGCGGGCCGCAGAGATCAAGGGTGGGCCTTTCATCGCGGTGCATCCGCGCGCGTTGAAAGCCATGGGCGAGCCCGCGCGGCGCCTGGTTGCGGAGTTCTGGCACGCCGCCGGCCTGTTCCCGTCTGTCGCTGACGCAGCGACCGCCCAACTCAGCACGCGATCACGTGTCTGACGATCTCGTTTCCTTTCTAACGGCAATCCCGGGCGCTGCCTATGCGGCCGTCGCGGCTATCGCCAGCAGCGGTCTGACTTGGTGGCTGGGAATACGCACCCTGCGCAGCACGGCCCAGCAAGCGCGCCTGAAGATGATAGAAGAGATGGCCGCCAGCGAGCAGGCCGACCGCAACCAGTTCCGCCAGACCCTCATGGAAGATCTGGGGCAAATGCGCGCCCTGCAAAAAGAGTGCGAGCTGGATCGCATACATTTGCGGGGCATGATCAACGCGAACGAGAAACAGATCAGCGTGCTCAAGGCATCGGCCGAGATCATGCAGCGGTGGCTGGATTTTTTCCGCAAGGCCGAAACGACCAACCCAGGCACGCTCACCGCACTGCTCTCGGCCCTGCCGATCGGCCCGATCGACCCGGAGTGGAAGCCTTGAGCAGCCTCGTTCTTGTCGTAGATGACGAATTGATCAACCGCGAGATCATCGGCAGCTTCGTCTCGCACACCGGCCGGCGCATCTGTCTTGCGGCCAGCGGCGCGCAGGCGTTGGAACTGGCCGCTGCACAGCGGTTTGACCTGATCCTGATGGACATCCGCCTCGGCGCCGGCATGAGCGGGCTTGAGGCGGCACGTCATATCCGCGCCACAGCGGGGCCATGTCGGTTCACGCTGATCCTCGCACTAACGGTCAACGACAGCGCCGAGAAGGCCAGGGCATGCCTGGCCGCGGGCATGGACGGGGTGATTATCAAGCCGATCTCGTACGAGGCGCTGTCGAGCGCGCTCAATGAGTGGGATCTGGGCGGCACACATGGGCCTGGTGCTTGATCTGCAAAGCTGCACCCTGTCAGACGGCGAGCGTTCGATCCGGTTCACAAGACATCAGGCGCGGATTCTCGCCCGGCTCGCCAATGGTCCGGTCGGAATGTCCGAACAGGGCGACAGCCAGGAATGGTGCGGCCTGCGCGTGCATATCTGCACGATCCGCAAACGGCTGCGCGCTGGCGGCTTTGCGCCGCTGATCGCCAACACGGTCGGGGCCTACCACCTGTTGGTTCCGGTCGCGGTGACCGGTGCCGCCGTGGCTGGGGTCGTTGTCCCGGGCCACATGGTCGCCGCGCTGCGCACGCTGCTCTGGTCGCATCCCGATCACGCGGCGGCCGAGCCGTTCCTGGTTATGTTTTGACGCGGCGGGCTCGATCAGGGCGCGTCCTCGATTACCGTGCGGGTGGAAAATTCGATCAGGCGGACCGGGCGCCCGCTTTTGCGGGCGAGATTGCGGGCTAACGAGCGATAGCTTTCGATCCGGACGCGGTCGGCGCCGACGAGCGGGCAGAAGAGATCGATCCCGGTCATAGCAAACGGGTGAGCGACGATGCCCTCGCCGCCATCGGCCGCGGTGCCGACCCAGGCATACAGCCGCTCGATGGTTTGGCCTGTGCCCGTTTTCGGGTCAGCCATCTGCGGTGCATTCCTCGATGAACGCGCGTGTCTCGTTCAGCGTGCCGTAGACCGCGATGTTGACCGAGCGTCGGGTCATCGGCAGCGTCGGGACGGTCTGCTCGTGCTTGCCGAGATCGCTCATGAGCGAAGTGATCGCCTGTATTGGATCTCCGAGATCGAGGTATTCCAGCGCCCGCTGGCGGCACCACGCCAGATGGGCTTCGCGGCCGTCGAAGTCAGGCATGGGCACTCATCGATCCGCCGCCTTTCGCGGTTCTGGCTCCATCTCTGCTTCGGCCGCCGCCACCAAAACCGAGATCAGCGGCCAGTTCCGCATCTGAAATGCGCCGACGCACAGGAACAGCAGCACTTCGTTGAGGCGCCGCCCCAGAAGGACCAGCCGAATGTGATAGATGCACATCCCCAGGTTGAGCGCAGTCGATGCCAACATGACGATGGCGAGCAGGCTCATCGGGGCCGCTCGCTCTCGGGCGCTGGTATCCCCTCCGGGGCCGGCCAGACCGGGCGTTCGCCGACGGATGACTCGATGATGTCGGACACGATATCGCGCATCAGTCCCATGAAGGTGGCTTTGTGCTGCGGATCGGTCACCACCGCCATTTGGATTGTCGCCAGCAGTAGCGCGCCGTCCATCGTCTCCGGCGAGGCAACATAAGCATGCCAGAATTCGCCTTCCTCGCGGAACGCCAGGCGGGCGGCGATCTGCGCTTTCGGATCGGGCGCTTCCTGTCGGCGTCCCGCTCTGTGCCGCACCTCGGGGTTCAGCAGATGCGCGAATGTCTCACGCCCTTCCTGGCTGGCCGCGAAGGCATCGCTTTCTTCCTTAGTGGCGTCGAACTCGCCGTTCATGTGCCGCGCCAGCACCGTGCGCACGGCGAGGCGGCGCAGTTCAGATAATGACGGCGCCTCGGCGAACGTGCGCAGGTCGTGTGCAAGCTGCACACTCGGTGTGTCGAGCGGGGAGACGAAGTCGTGGTAGTAGCCGGTGGCGGCCTTGTTTGCCATCTCGTTGAGCCCGGCCGCGCGGAGCGCTTCGACCAGACGGTCCGTTGATTCCATCCCAACCTCCTCGCATACGATTCCCGTTGCAGGGCTTCACGTTTACAGCACGCTCAAATTTTATGAAGAAAGCAGCGCGGTCGGACGGAGCCGACGCGGAAATCCCGGTTACCGCATCACCGGATTGGTGTAAACCCCCGCCCGGCGAGCGATAAATTAATTATCGGGGGGGCGGCGCCAATGACGGCTGAAGGAAGCATCGGCGAGGCGGCGGTCGCCCTGATCCGCATGCGGGCGCGCAGCGGCATCACAACCGGCCACGACCAGCACCCGGTCGAGCGGGCCTATCTGCGCCGCTGCACGCATTTTCACTGGCGCACGGGGACGGTGGTGATGTTCACACGCGACACCGGGCACCATTCCAGCGGGTGGATGAAGAACCCGGATTTTGAGCATTGTCGGCATTTATCCCTGTCATTCCGCCAGCCCTACCCGGAACGCGACCCGGCGAGCCTTGCCAATGTCCACACGCTCGGGACGCTCATGCGCAACGCGGACCGGATCATGGAACTTGCGCCGTTCGACCCGGGGCTGGCTGCAGAATGGGTGAAGCTGATCCACGGCGAGGACCGGCGCCTGGCCTGGGAGGAAGGGCCGTTTTCGCGGGAGGGCCAGCAACTGTCGGTTCGCCATTACCGCGTGTTCACCGATCCATCCGGGGCGGCGATCAAGCCGCGCGGGGAGGTGTATAATACGGAATTGACGGAGCTAGGCTGGAAATCATGGTCCGAGGTGCAGGGCGAGTCTGCGCCGCGGAACTGGGTGGATGCTGAGTAATGTACCGTCAGCTAAAGCAGACGGCTTTGCCCTACCGCTTACGCGGCGAGCACATCAGGGCTCATTACTCGCCCATGTGCCAGCAACGCCCGCGAACGGATGTTGTCGGCCGCGTTCTTGTCGGCCGGCGCTTGGCGCCCACACGAAATGCAGTGAAACCGGGCCTGGTCCGGTCTGTTCCGCTTGTCGATACAGCCGCACGCGGCGCACTCACGCGACGTGTTACGGGGATCGACGCAGGTCAATGGCACACCAACGCGCTTTGCCTTGTAGCTGGTAAAGGCGCGCGTTTGGCCAAAGGCCCAGTTGGAGAGACGGGCTCGTTGGCAGCGTCGGGCCGTGACCCGGCTGCGAATGCCTCGAAGCTCTTCGAGGGCAATGCCGCGACCGGTGCGTTGCGCTTCCTGGACGAGAGCCTTGGATATCACGTGGTTCTGGTGGGTCTGGTATCTCCTCTGTTTGCCAGCCAGCTTACGAAGGCGGCGCTTCGCACCCTTGGTGCCGATCCTTTGCAGATCAGTCCGGCGTTTCTGATGCCGGCGCCGCTGTGTCTCGACATCATCCCCGGTGTAAACGCGGCCGTCACTGTCAACCGCGAGACTGACGATCCCGAGGTCAACACCAAGCCAGTCCTCCGCCTTAAATTCCTCGGTTTCGGGAATGTCGCAGGTTGCGGCCAGCATCCACTTGCCGCGGACGAAGCACAGATCGACCTCGCCTTTGCGGAAGGCCATCAACCGCTTCTGGTGCTCGCCCATCACGATGGGCACGACCAAGCGACCCTCAATCGTCCACAAGCTGACCGCACTGCCATCCTTGACGAAGCGGATTATCCGATCGTCGTAAGGCTGGGCGGCGTCGGGGCGGAAGACTGGGGCGACTTCGCGGCTGACCTTGAAAGCGTCGGCAACCTTGGAGATGGACCGGACCGCGGCCTGGGCTGTCAGACCGAACCGTTCCCTGATCGCCGCATAGCCCATTTTGTGCAGGTCGTATTGCCGGAACGTCTGGCTCTCAAAGCCACGCTCGGCAAGCCAGGAACACGCCGCGTTGCACCGGTTCAGCGTCGCAGCAAGGCATATAGCATGCTGCGGCGTCGGCAGCATCTTGAGGGCGGCAACAAGCTTCATTCCGTCAAGTATGGAAGACTTCCGGTGCGCCATCCAGTAACAGAGAGGCGAACTGCGTTCGCCGCCGCTATCCCTCCGTCGCCTGAAGGCGACGGTTTCTCGCGGAGTCCCCTATGATCAGCGCCTGGGCAGCGTGATCCCGAGCCGGGTGATGACCGCCTTCGCCCGTTCCTGCGCGCCGGCTTCGCTGCTTCCCATGCCCACCGCATTGAGCGATTCGATGTCCTGGCGGAGATCGGCATCGAGGTCCGAAGATCCGGCGAGGTAGCCGCGATAGGCGTCGGGATGGTCGCGCTTGATCCGGCGGACGGCGGTGAAGCAGGTTTTGCGGAGCGGCATGGGAGATTCGATACGAGTCGCTGGGCGTGGAACGCAAGGTGATTGTTGCCGACGACGAGCCCAAATCTGCGGCAAATCGGCGTGCCGCCGTTTCGCAGATTGGCCGCCGATTTCGGGAACAACATGGGAACATCCTATTTGTAGAAACGCGGCGGCATGTGGCCGATTTCCGCCATTTCACAATTGATTGAGCAAATGGACCGTCAATATAGTATTGAAATATAAGAGAAATTTTCCGAGCAGTCCGAACTACGAATCTGGGGGTTGGAAGTTCGAGTCTTTCCGGGCGCGCCATAACACTCTGAAAAAACTCACAAAAGATCAGGTTTTTCGTTTCGTGGCACGGCCGTTCATTTGTCCATTTGTGGTTTCATTTGTGGAAACCCCGCCCCTGTCGCGGCGCGATTGAGCCTCAGACTCTCGCGCCGTTTCGTCCGACAACCGCACGACCCGAGGCCCCTTCTTCTCGGACGCTTCCCAAGCCTCGATCCCGCCCAGCGCCACCTCGGTCCGACGCGGCAGATAGGTGTCGATGATCCGCTGGCAGTAATCGATCTGGTGCCCTGACACGGCGGCGATCTGCGGCGTCGTTGCCCCACCCTCGGCCATGCGGACAATCCCCGTCCGGCGAAGGTCGCGCCGCTGTCGGTGGCGCTGCGCCAACTCCTCGTCGACCTTCCGTTGCACCCAGCCGCGCGCCTTCAACTCGGCGGCCAGCTTCACGTCGGCGTCGGCAAGATCATGGTCCCATGCGCGCGATGCGTTCCGCCGGCTCCATTCCCGTCCGCGCGGGCTCGGCACCAGCAGCATGGTCTTCAACTGCCGATCGGTGCCTCTCTCCGGGATCGTCACATCCTCGGCCAAGCGTTGGCGCAACAGAACCGCCAACGCATCGTGCACCGGGATGCCAACCAACTCGTCGGTTTTGGACTGGCGCAGGGTAATGTAGAGGCGGCCTTGGTGTTCCTGAACCTGATTGAGTGTCATCTTCAGCACGTCCGAAAGCCGCTGGCAGGTGTAGAGCATCAGCATGAACAGCAGTTTCAGGCGCGGGCGGAAATACGCGACGTATCGCGTCTCTTCCTCGCGGCTCCAAACCTCGATCCTGGCGCGGACTTCCAGCTTGCCGATGCCGGCGGCGGGATTGTAATGGACCGTGCCCTGGCTCATCGCCAGTTTGAACAGGATCGACAGCAGCGCCAGCGCCCCATTGAACTTGGACGGTTGCGCAGACAGAGACTCCTTGAATTCCAGGATCACGACCGGCGTGAAACTGCGAATCTTCATGTCGCCGAATGTGGCACCGAGGAAGTCGAGGGTGCTGCCATAAGTTTCGCGGGTGCGCGGCATGCGGGTTTTGAACTGGTTCGATGCCCGATAGGCCAGGATCAGCGCCGCCATGCTGTCGGCTTGGACCAATGGCGCGACGGTCGCACACTCCTTGCCAAGCAACGCACGGGTGACGCGATCGTAGAGATAAACGACCGTCGAGCCGTCTTTCAGTTTACGGACTTCGCGCCTTGGTCCGTCCTTGCGTTGTCTGGGCATGGAGCTGGATTCTCCGGGTGATTTCGCCTGGTGGGATGACCGGATGCGGCGCCCGCGCCTGATCCGGGTCTTCCAATCCAGCAGCACGATCGAGCGCGAGGTCAAGCAACCGCCGATCCCAGGTGCGCAACCCCTGGTTAGGGCCGCGCCGCTCCGCATCCGGCCATTTCCCGCATCGCACTTCGTAGAGGAACATGTCGGGCGACACGCCGACATAGGCCGCAGCCAGGGTCAGCGACAGCATGCGCGGCCAGTGGGGAAGCTGGTCAAGCGCGAGGGATTTACGGCTCATCGGGGTCCGTCCGTGGCGAGGTAAAATGCGGGGGCGAATTTTGCCTCAATGCTTGGTGCTCCGGTTGAGCATCATGGAGTCCCCGAAAAGGCCGACCCATTGCGCGATCGCGTCCGTATCGGGGTTCAGTTCGCCCTTGGCGATCATCGCCACCGCGGCGGCCACCTTCGCCGTGGCCTCGGCGTCGGTTTCCACAATCATCTGGGCGCCGAAGTTGGCCGGCATCAGCACCTCGAACGCCATCTCGTCGAACATCGGCTGGCGCGGTTCGTCAGGGTCGAGCGCCATCAGCATCATCTCGTGCGTCGCACCATCGAAGTAGCAGACGGGCGGCGGCTGCCCCTCGACCGGGCGCAGACTGACCAGCGACAGCACGTAGCTGTGCCACAGCGGATGCGCCCAGGGCGCCTCGATCAGCCACAGCGCGACGCCGCCGAGCGCCTTCGCCGCCTCGAACTGCGAGATATCGACCTGCCAGATGCGGGTGTGCACGGTTTCGATCGTCGGTGGGATGGTGATGATGTCGGCTCGCCATGGCGGCACGGGGTTGTCGTTTTGCGTTTCCATGCGGTTGCCTCCGGTTTTGTCGGCTTCTGGCGGCGGGCGTTTTGCCCCCCGGGCTGCTCTAAGGAGGCTTAATCGGCCGCCTCCGACGCCGGTTCGCCCAGGCGTTGGGCGCTGGCGCGGAACAGCGCGTCAATCTCTGATCGCACCTTTGCCGGCGCGTCGCGGCGATTGCGCACGACCGATGGCTCGACATGCAGCGCGGCCAGATCATCCATCGTCGGGCATTCGCGCAGCAGGGTTTCCAGCGCCTGCATCCACTTGTAGCCGACACCCATATCGACCATCAGCGCGATCGCGGCGCGGGTCATGAACGGCGGTTCCGCCTCCGCTGGCGGCGCCACCGGTCGGCGCCGGCCGTTCGCCTTCTGCGACGGCCTCTCGTGCGGCGGCTCGACGATGGCGCCCTGGCGGGGCTTGACATGCCCGGGATGGCGCGCCGAGGGCGGTTCGGTCAGCGGTGTCTTGGCCTTGCTAAGAAGCGAAGCGACTGGGGCGGTCAGCAGTTCCTCCAGCGTGCCCAACCGGTCTTGCGGTGCGGCAAGGGCGGCCGGTTCGGACTTGTCTTCGCTAATGCTCGCGTCCTGGCGCTCGAAATCAATCTCCAGGTCAGCCATCATCGCCGCCTGGAAGCGCTTGGCCGCCGCACTGGTGGTGTCGAGGTTGATCCACTTCGCGGTGAACAGGATCATCCCTTTCAGGAACATCTCGTCGATCCAGCGCCCCGACCACGGGCCTTTCTCGGCGCGGGTGCTCTGCCACAGGCTGATCAGCCGCTGGCGGGTCATCCAGCGCCGCGTGATGGTGCCGTCGGTGGCGGTGATGAGGCAGTAGGCGGCGCGCAGGTGAGCGATGAACGCATCCGGCTTGGAGATCATGGCGCCGTTGCCGTCACGGCCACCGTTCAGCGCGGCATAGGCCGCATCGACAATGTCGGGGTCGACCTCGTGCTCGATGCGGTCTTCCTCGCCCTGGATGATGCGGAACGGCTCGCCGTTGAACACCAGCACCGCGCGGATGCTGCGGATCGCGCCGGTTTCGCGGCCCAGCTTGACCACGCCCCAGACCATCGGCTGCCAGGCGATTTCAAACGTCTTGGTATCGGCGTTGTAGCGGGGCACCAAAGCCCCTTGCTTGCCGTCCGGCAGCAACCCCATGCTGGCCGCCCGCATCACCCCGGTCAGCAGCGACGGGCGCAAATCCGCGCGCAGCAATTGCGGCTTGAGCACGACTGCGGTTTTGGCGGTGGCGATGAACACCGGCGCCTGGACGTGATCGGGCAGCATGATTTTCAGTTGCCGCAGCGTGTCGGCGTGTTCCAGCCAGTCGTAAAAGTCCTCACCGGCGGCGGCCAGTTCCTCCGGCGTCATCGCCGGCGCAGCATTGCCGCGGCCACGCCCGCGACCGGAGCCGCCACCGTGCTGCGGGCCGTATTCAGGGGGCGGGATATCGGACCAGTCGGGCGCGTCGGACATCTAGGCTGGGCTCCTTGGTTGATAGGCTTGTTCCGCGCGTTCGAGCAGCGACAGGTGGCCCTGGTCACTCGGTCGACGCTGCAATTCCTGGGTGGCGGTGAACCGGACGTCCTCGTCCATGTCGGTCTGGCGCATGATCCATTGCAGGTAATCGACCGGGACCTCGGACCAGCGGGCGAGGCGGTGCTTGCCGAACAGCACCCTGGGCAGCAGCCCGGGTTCGCGGGTCCAGGCGAGCAGCCGTTTCAGCCGGTGCTCGCCGCCTTCGAGCGCCAGCATCGTCGAGAATATCCAGGCGGTGACATAGGCGTCGGGCCCGGCGCGGTGCGGCGGCATCGCCAGGGTGGGATCGAAGCCCGCCATCGCATCGAGGCCGAGAACGTAGCGCAGCACCTGATTGGTATGGCGCGGCGCGTCCGGCCACAGCCGCAGCGCGGCTTTGTAGGTGCAGATCCAGGGTGCTGGGGCGTCGGGCCAGAAACTGGCCTCGAACGCCGCATGGTGGGCGACATAGGCGACCGGTTTGCCGTCCGTGAGCGCGTCCTGCCAGTCCTGCTTGCGGACGCCGCGCTCGACCTGCTGCTCGCTCAGGTGGTGCGCCGCCATGGCCTCGACCGAAATCGGGTGGGCCGGGCGGCACAGCATGCTGCGCGGTCGGGTCATCTGCCCGTCGGAGCGGACATCGACCCAGCCGACTTCGATCACGTCCGCCGCGGCCGGATCGAGGTCGGTGGTCTCGAAGTCGATGACGCGGGCGAAGGTCATGGGTGCACCAGTTCCTTGACCTTCCACCAGATCGATGCAGCGCGCTTGCCGACGATCTTGTTGGGGTCCATGTCGCCGGCGCGCTGGCCCGGGTTTGCCGCGGTGAACACGCCATTCAGCGCGTAGCCGGTGCAGACCGCGTGTTTGCGGCCCTTCAGCTTCTCGCGCAGGCGGTTCTTGAATTCCTCTTCGTTGTCCGCAGCGGCTTTGCGGTCCGCTGTCGCCACCAGCAGCCCGGCGCAGATTTCCGGCATCTCGTTGTCGGTGGTCAGATCCAGCGGCAGTTCGACCGGCAGGGTCGGATACAGCGCGGTCACGGCAGCGGCGGTGCTTTCCGACCCGTCCACCAGCGGCGGGCGGCGCTCGCGCAGGCCGTTCCAGAACTCGGTCACCCGGGCGCGGATCAGGTGGATGGTCTTGTCGCGGCGGGCATAGCGGTAGGCCGGCAGTTCGTTGCCGCCGACCATGCCGATGATCACCCCCCAGGTGCAGTTCGCGCAGGCGATTTCGTGCTGCAACTGCAGAAGGATCGGGAACGGCGGTTCGTCCATCGTCCATTTCTGGCGGAACTGCAAACCGTCAACGTTCTTGATCTGCAACACGCCCGGCCCCTGGAAGCCGAGTTTGATTTCCTCGGGCCCGGGTTCCGTAATCAGATAATCGAGGCTACAGGCCATGCCCGGGGTCGTGTCATCGAGGCAATAACCGCCCTTCTGAATAGTCCAGCCGTGCAGCTCGGCCGCCATCGCCGCGATCTGCGGTTCGAGTTTGATGCCGAACCAGATGCGCGAGCCCGGGCTGTCGTCCACTGGCGGGGCCGGGATCTGGCCGGACTTGACCATGTGCAGGGTGTACGCGGACTGCGCATAGTCGGCCTGCACGCCGAACAGGCCGGCGATTTCGGAGCCGCCGATGTTCTGCAAGCGGATGGCGTGCCAAGCGTCTGAGTGTTCGATGATATCGGCGACGATCATTGCGGGCGTTCCTTTCAGTAAGTGATGGTGACGTGACGGATTTCGGACTTGGCGATCGCGATGATGATGGCTTTGCTCAGACTCTCCAGCATCCCGACCGAGGCGGTGGTCTGCGCGCCCGCCGCGGCCGTCATCATGTCGTGCAGGGCCTCGCGGTGGATGCGCTGGCGATGGGCGGCGTGACGCTCGCGCCGGGCGGCCTCGTCGGCGGCGGCCTGGGCGTCATCCTGCTGGCGCTTTCGCTCGCGCGCGACGGCCTGTTCGGCTGCGACCTCCGCCGCCCGGGCCTTAGCCTCGGCCTCGGCAATCGCGCGCGCCGCCGCTTCGCGTTCGAGCGCGGCCTGCTGTTCGGCCTCCATCAGCGCCACCGCTCGGGCGTTGGCCGCGATGCGGGCTTCGTGCTCCAGCCGCCTTGCCTCGTTCTCCGCGGCGACCCGCGCGGCGTCAGCCTCGCGCCGCACGGCCGCGCGGTGCGCCTCGACCAGCTTGTCCCGCGTCGCCTCGATGGCGCGTTCGGCACGCACCGCGAATTCCTGCCATGGGCGATCGGACGGTGTCGGCAGCGACCAGATGCGTTCGTTGATCGCCTCGGCGGTCATCCACTCGGTGTTGGCGAGCGCCTCGATCGCGGCGATGGCGGCCTCGTGGTCAGCAATGCGCCGGGCTTCCTCCGCCTCGAACGCATCGAGCGGCGCGCGGACCTCGGCTTTGAGCGTGTCGAGGCGGTCGCGCAGCAAGCGCCGGTCGGCATCGACCAGTCCCGCCATGCGCTTCCATTCGACGGCGAGATCCTTGCCCATGTCATCGAGCGCGGTCTTGGACTGCGCCACCTTATAGGCAAGCGAGGCGACCGCCTTGCGGCCTTTCGGGGTGCTGGCGTCGAGCGTGCCGGCTTGGGCGCGCACTTCGGCTTCCAGCGACGTCAGCAGCGCATCGACGCCGCCCGGGGCGAACACCTGCGCGGGCACCAGGGCCGCGACGGCGACCAGCGCCCGCTCGCCGCCGCCCTGCTGTGTGGCCAGCGAGGTGGGCGCGGGCGACGGGATCACGCCAGTCTCGTCCATGAAGCAAAGTTCGGACGCGGTCAGCATCATCAGAATTGCACCGCGAACGGACGGTTGCCGGCCATGCTTGAGGCACGCGCGGACGCAAATTCGTGGAATTCGGCGATTTCGCCGGGCCGGAAATCACGCTCGGCCAGCATCTCGGCGGTGGCCTCGCCGGTAGCGTCGGTCAGATCGATGATCGCCATCGCCAAGCGCCGGACGAGCGTGTCGAGGCGTTGCTGGTTGTGCGATGCAGCCCAGACATGGGCGTTGGCGAAAGCCTCGGCGACCGTCGGGGCATCGAAGAACTTGGTTTCGCCGACCCCGATGCCGTCCGGATAGACCATCAGAAAGACTTTGTTCGGGCCGGCGCGGCGCATGATGTTCACCGAGGCGTCGGCCTTTGGTCGTCCCAGCGCCGCCACCAGCCGGTCGATTTCGCTCACCACGGTCTCGGCAAGTCCAGCATCAAAGAGAGAAGTGGTGTCCATCAGGCGGCGTCCTTCTGTTCGAGACAGGTGATTGCATCAGTAATGAGTTTGGCCGCGGCGGCGACGGTGTCTTCATCGACCGGCTTTTCCTGCCGGCGGCCGGCGTAGAGGTATTCGGCGTGTGGGTGATCCAGCATCCGCGCGCGCAACACGGCCTGCGCGCTGAGCAGCCGCCGTTCGTCGAGGGTGGCGGGGAGATAGAGCGGTTCGCCCAGGGCATCGGCGACGGCTTGCAGCGACCGGGTTTCGACCAGGCGATGGGTGGCGACGTAGACGGATCCGGCTTGGTGCTGAATGCGCTCGAACGCGCAACTGACGGTGGGATTGATGACGGTGCCGGACAACCGGCTGCCCGGGGACAACTGCATTGCTGCGCGGAGCAGCATGGCGGCTTCGATCTGGCTGATCATCCTGGGTTGCACCGGCATGCAATCCTGGCTAGAACCGCAGGAGGTCGTGTCTGTGATGACACCGCCGGCTTCGCCTGATCCGGGCATGGTCCCTGATGGCGGGCACTCGTGACATTGGTGGGGACTATTCATCGCGCGCCGACCCTGAGTTGGTGCGGCGCAGTTAACCAATTTGGTGAGTTAGTTGTCCAGGGGAAATTTTACCAAACTGGTTAGTCTCAATAAAATTCGGGGAGGGCTGTTAGATGACGGTTCTACGATTTCCGGCTTTGTCTGACGCTCAAGGTTCGGTCTTGCCAAAGGGTCACGATATCGAGAACGAATTTCTGGTCCATCGGCTGGAGACTGCGCCAGAAGTCGAGCAGCATCCGCTCGACCATGGTGGCGCCCGGCGAGCGCAAATTCTGCGCATCGCGAATGCCTGGCAGCGGGCGTGGACTGCGGCCGGCTTCTGATTCAGTGACTAAATCGGCGAGCAGATTGATCACACCGAGCACGTAGGACTGGTCGCGCGGCGACAGGCTGCGCCAGAACGCCAGCAGGAAAGCCTCGATTTCGCTGGCGCGCGGCCGGCGGCCGGGTACGGTATGCGCGTTCGCCAGCAGATCGGCCTTGGTCAGCCCCAGCGCCGCCGACAGCCGCTCCAGCCACTTGTCATTGAGCCCGCGCTTGCCGTTTTCGAGCCGGGAAATCGTCTGCGCGGTGGTCCCCGCGGCGATGGCCAAGCTCTCCTGGCTCCACTGCCGGCGCTCGCGCTGCTCGCGTATGCGATTCTTCGATACCTGCTCCACGGCTCTGTTGTGGCACGATTCGCCGGTAGTGACAGCGCCAATATGGTAAATTTCCGCTTGCCGTGACCGGGCCAATATGGTGATGTGGCATACCATGATGCTCCGGACCTATCTCGCGCACCACAAGATCAGTGCAACCGCTTTCGCCGCCGAGATCGCAGTCTCGGGCGCCGCGCTGCATCGCTATATCAACGGCGAGCGCATCCCCCGCCCCGAGGTCATGCAACGCATCTGCGCTGCCACCCGCGGGAGTGTGCAGCCGAACGACTTTTTCCCTTTCACGCAACCTCAAGACGGGCCGCCCCTGGTGGCGGCGTGACGGCACACACAAACCCGCCGGCAGGCCGGGGGCGTTAGCACGCGCATGTCTGCTTTGTTCCCTCCCTTCGATTGCGGACGGTCGGCAAAGCGGCTGTCCGACTTTTTCTAGGGCCAACAAACCTACCCAGGGGAAAGGTTACTTTCATGGCACGCCGAAGCAGCGTCGATGAGCCGTCAGCACCCAGCAACTGCTCGGACGAAACCAAACGACAGGCCTACCGCGAAGCGCTGATCCTGAAGATCGCCGCTGAAGGGGCGGCCGAAGCAGCAAAATCGAAGCTGGGATCATACCGCGCCTATCTGAAGGTCGCGGGCAAGCGGGGCGTCTCGACGCAGGCCATCATCAATGCCCTGGCGCATCGGTTCGAGGATCCGGATCTGGTGCTGATCGAGGAGCGCGAGCGGCTGCGCCTCTACGAACTCTCCGGCTTCCTGCCGGGCATCCGCGACAAACTGCTGAGCCGGCTCGACGTGCAGGAGCCGACGACGCGCGAGGAAGAAGAAAATCAGGTTCTCATCGCTTTCGATCGCGGCGCCCTGGCGGGACGTTCGGGCCATCCGCAGACCGTCAACGACTATCCGGTCGGATCGCCGGGCTACGTGAAGTGGATCGAAGGCTGGCGCGCCGGCCAGCAGGCCATCGCCGACGAGATGGTTATGGAGCAAGAATCCCCGCGAACGGTCGAGCGGGTCGCCTCGCCGCCGCCGCCGCCGCCGCCGCGAGGGACAGCGGCCAAAGGGCGAGGCCGCCCGCGCAAGGCTGCCAAGTCAAATGCGCAACCCGGCCGCGGGGAGGCCGCGCTGCTTGCGCATGACAGCAATGAATTACCCGGAGCGATCCCCCCGGCCGTCTTCTGATGGACGGCTCCGGCGCGCTGCCGGACGAGCCGGTGATCCGCATCGTCGTGCCGGGCCCGCCCCGCGGCTGGCAGCGCGGCGGCCACAAGATCATCACGCCGAAGGACAAGACGAAGAAAGCCTTCGTCTCGACGTTCACGCGAGACGCAACCCGCAGCGAACAGGGTGCGATCCGCATGTTCGCCGAGCAGGCGATGGCCGGCCAGGCGCCGTTCCAGGATGCCGTCGACCTGCGCTACGGCGCGTTCTTCGAGATCCCGGCAAGCTGGTCTGCGGTGAAGCAGCGCCGTGCCGCGGCCGGCATGATCCTGCCCACGGTGCGGCCCGACTTCGACAACCTCATGAAGCAGGTCGATGCGCTGAAGGGCATCGTCTGGCGCGATGACGTCCAGGCGACGGACGTTCATTTCTGGAAACGCTACGCCGCCCATCCGCGCGTCGTGATGGAAATCCGCCTGATCAGCCCCGAGCGGCTGCGGCGGGAAGCGGCGGCCCTGGCAAGCGCGGCCGGGCTCACCGAAGGGTGGTTCGGATGATCGCCTCGCTGCGCCAGTTCCTGGCCCGCTGCCCCGTCGTTCTCGATGAGAAAAATCGGGACTGGCAGATCGCCGGGGCGCTGCAACGCCAGGGCATGGTGCGGCTGGAATGGATCGCCACCCGTGTCGCCCGGGTCTGGGCGACCGAAGCGGGCAAAAACGAACTGCAGAAGGTCGAAGCGTCATGAGCGCCGCCTATTACAACGAGGTCAACGCGCATGCCGCCGGATGGCTCCGCAACCTTGTCGCAGCCGGACTTATTTGCGCCGGCGACGTTGACGACCGCGATATCCGCGACGTCTGCGCCGATGACCTCAAAGGCTACACGCAGCACCATTTCTTCGCTGGCATCGGAATCTGGTCGCTTGCGCTCCGGATGGCAGGATGGCCAGACGATCGCCCCGTCACCACCGGATCCTGCCCATGCCAGCCTTTCAGCGGCGCAGGCAAAGGCGATGGGTTTGCTGACGAGCGGCATCTATGGCCTGCATGGCACTGGCTCATCGGCCAGTACCGCCCTGACACGATCTTTGGGGAGCAGGTTGCAGACAAGGGTGGCCGGTCGTGGCTCGACCTTGTATCGGCTGACCTGGAAACTCTCGCGTACGCCTTCGCGCCGGTCGTTCTTCCTGCTGCGTGCCTCGGAGCGCCCAACATCCGGCATCGTTTCTTCTGGGTGGCCGACGCCGACCCGGATGGATGGGCAGTCGAGCGGCACCAGCGCGGCCAACGCGGGCAAGACGTTGACGGACGCGGCGCGGTGCGCGGGCTGGCCGACGCCGGCGGCGGTCGACGCAACCTCGATCTCGGAATCGCTGGCCAGCAAGCGGGCGCGGGGCTCGGGCGGGATCAATCTGAACACGGCGGCGCGCACCACAACCGGCTGGGCGACGCCAGCCGCGCGGGATTACCGCACGCCGAACCACAAGGCGCTGAAGGACCGGGGCGGCGGGACGAAGGGCGAGCAACTGAACAACCAAGCGGCCCATGTGATCCCTGGCGCGAGCTTGAATGGATTGCCTGCCTCGACGGCAGGCGCCGGCCTACTCAACCCGGACTTTTCCCGCTGGCTGCTCGGCATCCCGGCGACGTGGCCAAACTGCGCGCCTACGGCAACGCGATCAGCCCGCAAGTCGCCGCCGAAGTGATCCGCGCATACATGGAGCAGGCATCATGAGCGGACAGCCATGGGACGATCCGCAGGACGCCCAACTGCGCGCCTTGTGGGCGACAGGCATGTCGGCCAAGGCGATCGGCGTGGCGATGGGCCGCTCGAAGAGCAGCATCATCGGCCGCGCCCATCGGCTTGATCTGGAAGGCCGCCCCTCGCCGATCAGACCTTTCACAAGCGCGGGGGAATGCGCGCCCTCCGCACGACATGCCGAAGGCGCGCCCTCCGCGCGACATGCCGAAGGCGCGCCCTCCGCGCGACGCAAAGCGGCGTCCGGCGACGCGCCGCCGAATCTGCGGGCGAGGAATGCACCCGCACCAAAGGTCACCTTGCCGCCGATTCAAAGGACTGAACCGCCCCTCGCGCCCCCTCGGGAGGCACCCCAAGCGCCGGTTGTGATCTTCAAGCCCCCCCCCCCCCCCCCCAGCACGGGGGCCCAGGTGGGC